GTGTTAGAGGGTCAGGTTGAGTTTGCACTTGACGGATAGGTTCAGCTTGATACTGGTTACCTGCGCCTAAAGGTGCAATAGTGTTTGGCAGTCGTTGTGTACCTTGGTTATCGGTCCAGTCCCATGGGTCATTTGTACTCATTAGTCATTCCCTCCACCGCCGTAGCTACCATAGCCACCACGAGCGTCTGTTGTGTTACCTGAATCGGCTGAGGCTCTTGTCTCTGCTGATCCGCTTGTTCCCATTGAAGAACCATAACCACCGTTACCTCCACCACCAGAGAACGCATTACCACCGCCTCCACCACTCATTATATTTGATACTTGTGTTGCTACTGGTGGAGGTGTTCTTGCTGCGATTGTAGCGAGAGTCTGCTGCATACTGATTGGAGAGAAACCTTGCACTGGTTGGCCACTACCTTTACTACCACCCTGCGATGACTGTCCTGAGCCAAATGAGCTTGGTGAAAGCATGTCTGAGTAGCTGCCTGTTGGTGCTTGTAAAGTGGGCTGTGACACTGGATTCTGCATGGTGTCTACTGCTTGTGCTGCCCCTACTTGCCCGGCCATTATTTACCACCCCCGCCAGATTGCGAAGTTGATTGACGTTCAGGTGTTCCATAGATGGTTGAACCCAAGCGTTGAAGACCCTGCCATGATGCATCAAGCTTTGATTGATCAACTGCTCGTTCCTGAGAACCTAAGTTGGCCAAGCCAGACGCTGTGCTATTAGCCAGAGAAGAGGATGCACCAACAGAGGTACCCAGTCCTTGCTCTGCTGTGAGCTTGTTCTGTAGGTTTGTTTGAGCAGCATCACGGTCTAGTGTGGCAAAGTTAGCTGATGTCTGAGCATTCTGAGCACCTTGAGCCACGGCCTGACGAGCAGAACCGAGTGTACCTGACTGGCCATACTGTTGACCAAGACCAGCTGTAGCCATACCAGCTTCAGTGATAGCGGCATCTTTGAGTGCAGTAGGATCGAAGCCACCTGACTGTGCCTTCAGAAGCAGACGAACTTGTTGGTCATCGAGGGTGTCCTTGGCCTGATCACCTGCAGCAGCAATCTCGTTACCCATACCGAATGCAGCTGTCTGTGATGCTGTCTCACCAGCTACTTGACTGAGGCTACCTGAGTCGTAAGCCGACTGTGCAGCACCAAGAGACTTCTCAAGGTACGGACGCATCCATGCCGGGATGTTCTCTGTGGGTGCAGGTGCGCCGCCACCGCCAGAGCTGCCACCGTAGCTACGACGGATTTGTTTATCTTTCCATTTACTTTTCATCAGGTTCTCCTAGTTCCATAGTCATAACTACGTACGATTGTTTGAATCCGGGTACGTACTTGGGCAGTTGCTTAGCCCAACCCGGACGACCCCATTGTTGAATATTCTTGCAGCCATTCTCTCTGGCGAAGTCTTTGATGGTATCGAATACCTTGCTTTGTTCAGCGAAGTCAGAACCACCATAGGCAATCACATGGAGTGATTTGTATTGCATGTAGTGAATGAACTCAGTGAGTCCGGCACCTGTGACTTGCTCGTCATCATCCAGGATAAGCCAGCAGTGTGCTATACCAGCTAACACCTTACGCATGTAGTCAGTGATTGTAGATTCGCCCTCACCGTGCTCAATAGCTGGAGCGAGGAACCCTGACAACACAGGCCAATGCTTAAGTGTTGTATCAGGTGTCAGACGAATAATCTTAGTCATAGTCAGCTCCATTGATAACCGGGATTGTCACCGGCAATTGTTCGTGTTTAGTTACAGTTGTGGAAGCAGTTGTCCCTGTCCCGATAGATCCATTCGTGGCATCCAGACCAACCAAAGCATACAGCTTGCCTGTCCTTGTGGCGTTCAACCTCATACCAATCATCAGGTAAGTCTGTGAGTAGTTGACAGTAGGTGACGCTAAGTAAACACACGCGGAAGGTGGTCCAGCGAGTCGAGTGAGTGTTCCCACAGGGACAACCTTAGCTTGTACATACCTCGCCCAATCGATGTTCATAAATGCTGGCTTCGGGATTGTCAGCAACGGTGTCACCGGGGTTGTCATCGTAGAGTCACTCATCACCAGTGTAGACAGATCATTAGCTGTCGTCATCGTGGTTGATGTGATCGTAACCATATCATGAATCTTGATTGGTTTGAGATCAGAAGTGAAGACAATGTTACCAGCTGCATCACTGACTTTCAACCCATGTGCAGGAGATGTATCATACACCTTGGAGAAGCAGTACATCGTGATATACGACAATGCCGTTGCTCTCATACCTGCAGGATAGTTGACAGATACCTTGATCAGCCATGTTGGCCATCCATTGACACCAGTGGATCCAGTATTACTGATATTTAAGATACCAGCACAGACAGTCGAGTCAGACGTATAGCAGAAGACATGTGGGTAGTCCGGAGAGTCAATCGTATAGTTGAAGTAACCGTTGTCATCAGGAATCGCAAGGTCAGCTACGATGTATCCGCAATCAAGGGTCTCAGCACGGATATAGAACTGCCTATTACCCGTTCCACCGATAGCACCTTCAGAAGTAGAAGGTAGGTACGGTCCAAAGTTCCTGAACCATTGATAGCTACCTGCACTGTTAGGGTAGTATACCACGGAAGCATAAGTAGCTTTCCCGATGTATACCAGACCTTCCCAATCGGAGTTGATACCGATAAAGTTGTTGTGACCACGAGCCACTATTCCAAAACCCATGTTAGGCTCCCATCACATAAATGATTACATCGTATACATTACCGATCTGCTTACTAGGTGACCAAGATACAATCTTGTCGTCCCCTGAAGTGGTAACCGAGATATTTACAGAGTTAAAAGAACGCAGACTCGCAAGATCTACGGATGAGGGTTCAACCTGTGTTTGAGTGACAATAAAATTGTAACCACCCGCATCCGTATAAGTCTTTGAACCTGTAGATGTGGGTGACACAGTGAATACATCGACAGATGCCACGGAGAAGTCATCACTCGATAACCTTGCAACTCCGAGAGCATCCCACACCTTGAATCCAAAACTCATGCTGTTAGGTCTCCAATCTGTACTCTTAAGGTACCGGCTGCATCGTACACCTTGATGACATTACTGGCGATATACACACGGGCACCTGTAGTACCTGACTGGATAGTCGTGTTACCGTCCCTGTCAACAATGAACTTGTTATTAATGTTCAAGCTGCCAGCAGTGATACTACCGAGGTCAGCAGAGATAGCACTCAAGCTTCCTACCCGAAGCGTACTTAAGTACGGTACATTCCAAGTGGTATACCCTGATACCGGATTGTAGATGCCATCACATTGGAATAGCGAGGTACCAACACCACCAGTGATAGGTGACGCGCCCCAAGTCTCTTGACCGCCCCAAGTATCAATCGGAGGAAACGAGGTATTGCCAATAGAGGCGAACGTAGCAGGTGTTGAACTCAGTGTGTTGTTAGTAGTTGTTGCATAGCAGACCCTGGCAGTCAAGCCACCAGAGCCAGTTACAACGTCCAGATCAATGGCAGTACCAGTGTCTTGCAGATACAAAGCTGTTGGTCCAGCTGCACTGATCGAGTAGTTCATCTGGCGTCCACCAAGGGAAACATACCAGAAGAACTTATCAGTGCTGAACCCACCAGATACTTCGAACCACGTGTAGTCGGCTGGAGTAGATGACTCTGTGGATGATGTTGAATTGAACAGTCCCAAGAACGGTTTGTTCGTTGGTGAGTTGCTCATACCAGTACCGAGATTGTCATCTGCATACTTGACATGCATGTACTGATTGGTGTAGCCTACCACTGCAGCTGAGGAGGGTAGTATAGGTGTACTACCACCGCCAGAGCTGGTACTGTCAACACCCTCTAGTTGGAGCTGATACAAATACGTGTCGAGCTCCTGATTACCCGTAAAGGGTGGATTAAGCATATTACCTCCGATCTGCTTGACGAGCATCCAATGCGAATGCAGCAAGTCTCCAATAACCTGTTGATGTGATACGATAGTTCAGCACACGACCGTTAACCCGCGGATCCACCTTGTAGCCTTGGGACTTCTCCTCGTTAGGTTTGAACACGAATGTGTCCTTAAGCAATGGGTCATCTACTGACAAGTCAACATCCTTAACATAGTTGTTCTGGCCAATCACACGGATAATGATATTGGCATCCACAGGGACAGTATCAAAGATAGGATAGATGGCTGATACCAGCGAGCTACCTGTGACATCACCTGTGTTGAGTTTCTTCTTCTCGACATATGACTCGTAGGCGACAAGTGCGGTACCATCCCACATCAGATATTCATCGTTGGTCACTAATGTCTGTGTGCTGTTAGTTGTCATGTATACAACCTCTTGACCATACTGCCATGCACTACCAGCATTAGCCGGACCCGTGAAAGCGTAGGTGACGCTCGCAAGTGAACGCTTGGTCCATGTGTTGTTCTTGTATTGATAGATGAGAGCTTCATTGCATACTGCAGATGCGCCCTTCGGATAGTTAATCCAGATTTCTTTACGACGAGTGTCCTTCACCATATGAACCTTATCGACGTACGACTGATTCAGGTTCCGGAAGAAGTAACGTTTGATACGCCAGTCAGCAACGGACTCGATACTGCCTGAACCATTGTGCATGTAGATGTCATTCCGATCGATAACCAAATGCTTACCATCGAACTCAGCAACACAGTCTGTGCTCAAGATACCATAGGTTTTTGAGTAAGGTGACACGCGAGTGGTAGCACCGATAGACAGCAAGCTGATGCTATCCGAAGAGTACACAAACATATTACCGCGTAGTTCAGCCATATCGAGGACAGGCGAAGTAGACGACAGCTCGAACTCATCGGCTGTATCAGTTGTCAGACCCGGTTGCCATACAGTGGGGACACCACCTGTAGCAGCCTGAACTGACACCCGGATTGTACCGGGAGCGTAAGTGGTAATGCCACTCTGAGTAAGGGTGAGATTAGCAGCAACCAAAGAATAGTTGAGCGAACGAACAACCTTAGCTGTCACCACAAGACCAGCCACATAGTTCCAATTAGGAAGTGGTTGGAAAGTAGATCCAGCAACTGCATCACCATAGAGGCAGTACAAAGGAGTGGTCTTACCGTTATTGAGTACCACAGCAAAGCCACCGTTGAACAGTGTACCTTGCCAATCGCTGTTGTTGTACAGAGGGTCAGCACTCGCTAACATGCTCGATGTACTTCCAGCGGCATCCACACGGACGATTGAACCGTTCTTCGCATAGATATTGTAGGATTGATCTGGCCTACGCCAGTGGATTCCATAGTCAGGGGAATTAGAGACGACACGAGAGGTAGTCTCGCCTGTGATGGTCTGAACAGACTCATCGTCGAAGCGTACATTCAGTACGTCCGTGAAGGTATTCATGGGAAGAGTCATAGGCGGGACATCTGAGTTCCACCCACCGCGTCCCAGATCTTTTACTTGTTCCGCCATATGATCTCCTTATACGTTTTCTTTTACAAACATTTTTACCAATGCACCGACAATATCTGATCGCACAACGTCATCGACGGTGAACTGTACGATAGGTATCTCGATGTTATTTCTTTCGCACATCTTACAGAAGCTGATAATGCCATTCCCGTTTGACACATCCGATTGGGTTGCATCGCCCGAGAGGATCATCTTGCTATTCTCACCAAGACGAGTGGTAATAGCTTTGATCTCTTCAAAGTTCAAGTTCTGGCATTCATCCACAATCACAAGAGCATTCTCAAAGGAACGACCACGAATGGTTTCCAATGGTTGCATCTGAATGATCTTCTTCTCAACCATATACCGATACTTGGTAGCACCTAATTGTTTCTCAAGGACTGAGGTAATAGGGAGCAACCACGGTGCCAGCTTGTCTTCCACAGTACCCGGGAACGCGCCAAGTGAACGACCTGTAGGCACATTAGCTCGCGTCAGGATGATGTGGTCATACCCACCTTTGAGGTACAGCTGAACAACCTTTGATGCTGATACGAAGGTCTTGCCTACGCCAGCACTACCGAGTGTCACAACTATCTCGAACTCATGAATGGCATCGAGCAGTAGCTGTTGGTTGGGTGTCTTTGGGTTGATATGAAACATGGCAGTATCACGACGAATAACTGCTTGCTTCTGTTTTTGATTTCTTTTCAATTTAGTCCTTTAATTGAATAGTGCTGCTTCCACTTGTCTCCGCAGGGTGAGACCTTTTAGTACCTTGCCTTGGGCCTTGTTCCAACGAAGTAATTGCACCTGAGCCTCAGCCCATTTGCCTTCATTGATCTTGCGCCGGAGCGTTGATACCTGAAGGTTGCCTACACCAAGGTTATAGGTGAAGTCAACGATAGCGTTAAGTTTCTTGTTGTCGTTAGTGAGTCGAGGGCACATACGAAGAACTCCGGGTAAGAAGTCCTTTGCTAATGTTGCTCTCAAGAGAAGTAAAGCTTCCTCCTGACTGATTAGTTGATCATTCAGGGTGACCCTCTGACCGGACAAGTAGTATGTGCTACCATATCCGATCGTTGGAATACCTGCAGGACAGAGGTATGGTTTACTTCGGAACCCTTCGAACTGGCTTATCAGTAGTTCGGCGATTGTGAGGTCCATCTTTCTTTCCTTCTCTATTAGGTACCGTCTTCTCAACGTGTACTTTGGTATCGGTCACCTCTTTGACCACTTCGAGCAGGTCTTTATCTTCGCGCTTGTCGAAGAAGTTGGCCAACAGAGTTACTACACCTACAGACAGCATACCGACAAGGTAGCCAATCCCAAGTGCAACATCCAGATTGGTCGATGCAAGGTTGAGGTAGGAGGCAAGGATACCAGTCAAGCTGATAGCAGCTGTGACAGATACCGAGCCAGTAATAGCACCTGCTATGAATTTCGAGTATGACTGCAGACGCTTAGATTGCCAAAACAAAGTAAGGGTGATGCCTCCGAAGAGGCCAGACAGCCCACTGAAAATCTTTGAAGCCACAATACCGCCTCCGATTGCTGATGAGATAGGTTCTCCCACTACAGACCTCGCTTGCTTAGTGTCCGATCAAGGAACCAGTAGTTGATAGTGCCTGATACCAAAGCTACGAAGTCCGCGGACATCATCAGCTTGAAGGACTCTACCGCTGTACCGTTGGTCTTTACAACCAAGAACAGGTGGATGAGTGCCCACAGTAACAGAATGAAATATGTGATGACAGGTCGTACAGATGCTGACAGGGATGCAATCCACCCTGCACCGGCTACTTTAACGAGTTCTGTCTGTTGGTCGATAGATGCTTTCAGTGAGTCCAGTACTTTGCTGTCTACATCAGCGTCCCTCTGTGCCCCAATCTCGGTGAGTTTGATATCACCTTTAAGCTTCTCCAAAGTAGTTTGCTCTTTGAACATAGAGAGCTCATGCTCGCGTTCGTTCTTCTTGTCCATCCATTTTAGGATCTCGGGTGCCATGCGGAATACACCGCCTAGCAATGCACCGAGAATACCGCCTGAAATAGGTTCCATGTCAGTCCCTTTCTAATACAGCTTTGATGTGATCGCCTGTAGGTGAAATACGGTTAATCTTAAGTGCAGTCTGAATGAACCATTCCTGATCTGGATGAGTCGTATCTTTGCAGAGACGTTCCAGGGTGTGGCTTACAGTCCATTCATTCTTGTGTGGTTTACCGAAGAGTATTGTCCACGTTGTGTGAGCGATGATGACATCCACGATACCCGCTACAATTGCGTGTAGTATGTATCGCTTCTGTTTACCCTCGACATACAGCAAAGCGGGCTTTAACAGTATGAGGAGGATATCGATCATGCTGCTTGACTCCGAAGGTCTCTGATCTCGTTATCCAGTGCCTTCAGCTTGCCATAAGCGTAATTGATCATTGGATCAACACCTGCTGCAGCTGCTTGTGCTTCGAATACTCCGAGCATGAACTCACGGGTAATCCGCGGAATCTTTGCCTCCTCTTCTAGTCGATTGATCTTCGACACGGCTTCCCATTTGAGCATCTGATCGATCATCTCTTGTGGCTTTGGGGTGTTGACAATGCGTTTAATTGCACCGTCAAGCTCTTCAGTCACAAAGAATAATCGCTCATCTTCTCGGGTACCAACTGTAACAACCTCTTCAAGGCCCAACTCAAGCTTCTCTTGTGGGGTGCTATGGTTGAGCCAGTGCTGTGGATATGCTACATCGTCGATGATGAAGGTGTTACCTTCGTTGATGTACTTGTTTGTTGCTTTGTGATAAAACATTTGTATCCTTATCTTGCGTTAGCGTACTTGGTTGGGACCTCGGCAAAGGCAGCGTAGATGTAGGTACCGCCGCTAGCGTTGAGCGTTGTTCCAGTAGTTCTCAACTTGAACCCATTGGACAAAATATCAACTTCTGCACTTACTACTTCTGCGGCGGCTGAGTTAGGCGCTAAGTGGTCCCCGGCCATGTTTGATACACTCCGAGCAGTGTCCAGAACGTCCCAGTTTGAGACAGCGTCTGTCCGTTTGAACATCACATACTTAGGCCGAAAGCCGCAGAACACAAACGAGCCATCAGCACTACCGTTGCCGGTGTAGCTACCGAACTTAGAGAAGCCCGGAACCTCAGCAAAGCAGTATGCCACATGTGAGTGTGTATTCCCGTTAACCCCGTTCCATGTGCCTACAGCAAATACAGAGGAAGTAGGTGCAGTGTTGTTCCAGAAGACAGCAGAGGTATTAGTAGTGTCCGTCAGATTTAGGTAGACTCCGCCAGTAGCACCAATAGTGTTATGGTACACACCCCATGAAACAGCCCCATTTATGCGGTTCTTTACTAGTATTAGTGAAGGTGCAATACCTAGCCCATGACCGACTGTGGCAGCGACCCCAGTACCGGTATAAGTAACAATGCTAAAACCTGCTGTGGGGTTAGCACTTACCTGCGAAGTAAGACTACCATTAGTGTTGGACACTACTGTACCGCCTGCTTTCCACACCCAATCAACGTAAGTATGGGCGCTGGCATTGATACCCGCACTGGTACCGAACGAGTACCCATTCGATAAAAAGCTTGTAAGCGTAGTTGCATCCGTGGTCTCTGCTGCTCCTTGATCCGAACTTAAATATTTCGTAGAACCCACCACGGAGTTAGTAAGCACATGGCTCATAACGGCTCCTCGCTCCTTGATCCAAACTAAGTCGGGTTGAAAGGCGAGTGATGTAACAGAACCAGTTGCACCAGTACCTGCGCGTGACCCAATAATGTCGAAGTGCTGGTTGCCCTTGGCGATGACAGGCACAGGCAGGTTAGCTGTACACAGTGAGAGGAAGCCTGTTGGTGGTGTAACTACAAAGGCTCTTTGCCCCATGTTAGCGGAGGCAATGAGGGCATATGCCGAGAAGTATAGGGCCATAGCCGCGCTAAAAGTGTATGTTGGTGTTGTACCGGAAGCGGGATCACCGCCACCCAACCAACCAGTAGTTGTGCCAAACCATACCTTACCTGCCGACACATCTACCGCTACCCGCATAGTTGTAGCTGAGTTAGCCATAGTTGAGCCAGCAACGCCAGCAGCGTATGTACTAAGTTGCGTATTGGTGATATTACCGCCGTATGTGCCAGCTGCCGACCCAGCATACTCCCCAGCTACTACGTTACCTAGCGACAATGGGCGCAGGCCGATACCTACATAGGCAGAGCCGCTAACACCACCAGTTACCTCAGCATACCACTTCCCTGTAACTAGCGGTAGAGTGACCATACAGGAGTTCCATGCTACGCCGCTGTTAAGGTCTAAGTTTGCGGACTGCACTACCCCACTACCGTATCCAGATAGTAGATTGAGTACCGCGTAGTTATTAGTCGGGGTGTCGGTCATGCTGTCGTAGGTAACGCCAGCAGTCAAGCTTACATTGGTAGGCGTCCAGTGGTTCGCGTTGCCGCTAGCATCGTAGGCTAGTGTGGTTGTGCTTGTGGTGTCTGTGAATGGTAGGTAGAAGCCATTCGTGCCGTAGCTTCCAGAGTAGGCTTTGGGTACCCATTGCCCGGTAGTAGCAGAGGTTTCACCGAAGCTAACGGCATTTAATGCTTGACCGTCAATGAAGTTAACCTCTGCTAGGTAACCGTTCCACGGGGTAGCACCACCGCTGCTACGTGCAATATCGTGCGAGTAGGTGGCAGCATTAATGAAAGGCACGCTATTCTGTGCTGGGTAAGTGGCGGTAGAGAAAGACGTAACCTGCGCACCGTTAAGATAAATCTTTACCCGGTCAGCGGCTACCACCTGCGTAGTGTCCATAACGACTACTACGTGGTACCACGCGGACGGGTCACATAGTACAGCAGTCGAGATTAGCGCGATCGCCGGTGTGTAGTTATACACGTACAGGTGACCGTTAGCATCCAGCAGGATACCACCATCGTTAGGGATGACTGTGTATGCGCCAAAGATACGGCGCTGTACAGCCGATATGTCGCCAATCTTACACCATGTGCTGAATGTCCACACCTTCTGGTTAGTAGGCGTTCCGAAGGTACGCGTCATATACGCGCTACTCTTAAAGCGTAAGCTCTTAGTCACAGTATACCCTGCTGCACCTACTCGTGCAGTGTTATTAACGAACATATAGTTCTCCTTTATCGGACATCAGCGATGTGACCGTCGTAAATCAATGTATTGGAAGCACCACCAATGAAGCTGATGATATCGTATGCACCACTCGTCACAGTGCCAGATGTCAATGGCGCAGTAGCTGCAGGGAACTTGAATGCTGTATTCCAAGCAAAGGTTCGTGCAGATGTATCTCCAGCTTTCAGCAGGAACTTGTACATAGCATACTGCACAATACCAGTTGGAGCGCCCATAGTGACAGTGATAGCGTTAGTGAGAGTGACCTCACGGATTTGGTCAGCACCATCGAATGTGTAAGTGGAAGTTGTGGAGACAGCAGCAGTACCGTTGTCAGGTGTCTGTGTTGCAGTGAACACATTAGCCACGTTCTTCTTGACTGTATTCGCATCGTACCCTTGAACTGTCACACCGATAGTAGCAGGTAGCAATGGGGTTGCACCACCGATTGTTACACCAGCAGCTTCCAGGGTGTGAGCACCGAGGTTGATGTTTGCAGTTGCACCTGTGTAAGGTACCAACCCACTCAAGTCGATCAGTGACGACGGTGTTGTCCAGGTCGGTTGAGCGGATACAGTGCCATTACCCGTTTGCGTGAGTACTTTTAATGTGGTAGTGGTGTTACCCGGTACACGAGTCTGAACACCAGCTGCACCACCAGCAACCATATCACCGATGGCGGACATCACAGGTGTCAGGTAGTCGGTACCTGCTACAGCAGCAGTAAGGCCAGTGCCGTTGCCTTTTACGATGCCTGTCACAGAACTAGTCAGTGTGATAGCAGGGGTAGTAGTTGGGTTAGCCACCGTGCCTGCCAATCCGTTAGCTGACACTACAGATACAGAGGTGACAGTTCCTGTGCCACCACCGGATGGTCCAACCGGACCTTGCTCACCAGTAGGAATAGTCAGATTTAGCACCTGTTCACCAACATCGCCTGTGATAACAGCATCAGCAGCGGATCCAGGAGCACCCGTGGTGACAGTGCCAATTGTCAGTCGTCCTGCATTAGCAGCGTCAATAGCCGATTGTGCAGCATCAGCAGCATATTGAGCTGCCATATTAGTGTATTGAAGATTGGTATCACCAACTTGATCGTATTGACCACCTTGGGCAACGTTAGTAGTGAATCCCGGTTTTGTTTCGTAGCCCATAAGTGTACTCCTTAAATCAAGCCGTTGGTAGTGAAGTGGATCTGAACGTTACCACCACGGGCACGTCTGAACTTCTCTTCTTTGTTGAACTGATCGATAGTGTTAGCGAATCGTTCTTTGTATCTGGCTTCCATAGTCTGATCAAATAGATATGCCCCAAGGTACTGTAGTGCACCCCATGCCAATAGTTTCTCTTGTTGGTCTCTCAACCAGTTGTCTACTTCCTTACCGATGTAGTACTTGGTAGTCACTGTTGGATCATATGCCTGTGCTTCAGCGAGTGTAGCAAAGCACTTCTCAACACTCAGGTGAGTGGAAAAGTACAGAGGTGTATCCGTGATGACGCCAGTCAATGTCAGGTAGGGTTGTGCAGCATCAGCAAGACCGATCATGTAGTTGATAGGTGCAACTGTGTATGTAGCATCCAGAGAGGACAACCGACGATAGTAGTGGATTTCAACCACAGCACCTACCGCTAATTGAGGGTGAATATAAATCTTACCATCCATCCACATCCAATTATATACAGAGTACTTCTCGCTGTACAGATCGAAGAACGATCGTTTGTCTGTGATCTCATTGAACACCTTGCTGACATTGGAAGGGAATGTGGAGTAGGATGTACCAGCGTTCTCCTGTGCAACTGTACGCACAAAGATGAACTCAGTCAAGTCCTCTGGAATGTCGAATGCAGTGTATGCATTACCGAATGGGAGGCCTAAGCTGTTCTCTCCGGCGTTATCAGCGGAGCCAACTTGGTATTTGATTGTGGATTCCAGTGGAGGAATCCGGAGGTGCCGATAGCAGTCATCAGCTGAGTAACCTAGACAGTCCTGGATAACGCTGTCAGGGATAGACGCTGCTTCGGGTTTGTTACTCCAATCTCTGACCTTGGTAACCAAGGCATCATATCTAGGTGTAGTCATATTTAAACTTTCTTAATGTTGCTGGTCTGCAGCAGCGGATAATCAGTCATGATGATCATCTTCAACCGACGCAGATTAGCGGGTTCTTGCATGAACTCTGGTGCATGGATATCGAGGCCATACTTGGTCAGGATGTCAATAGCAACAATGTCAGGGATAATGGCAAAGGATTTGTAAGTCTTACCACCTGCAAAGATGGTGTCCTTCTCGCGCATATTTGCAGCGTAGTCCTTGTATGCCTGTACGTTTTGTTCCAGACGGAAATCTTTGTCATCCGTCTTCACCACGAAGCTATTCGGGTTTTGTTCTTGAGATAGAAAAGCCATGTGTCCTTTTCCTTGTTTAGTTCGACATCAGAGTAACGAATGCACCATCAGGTGTAATCATACCGTACTCATACTTGATACCGCCAGTTGCGTATGCAGTGATACTTGCAACAGCGACAATAGCGCCAGCTGTAGCATTAGCACCGTCATAGTACTTGACAGAGGTAATCTTGCCGCGGACCACATCAGGTGCGCGGTAACTGGAGCCTGCATCCAGCGTGTCAGCAGCAGTAACCACTTGCAACACATAGTTGTCAGGGATCAATGTCTTCACACCGTCGGCAGCTGTAATTTTCAGAAAAATCATATCTGTTCCTTTACGAATAAAAATAGGAAGAAGGATTTCTCCTCCCTCCTATTAGGTACCAACTAAGGTATTAAGCTCCGGACAGACCGAAGATCAGGCCAGCACCCTTAGGGTTGCGGCATTCCAGAGTACCCTCTTCCACGATCTGACCGATGATGGAATCGCCCAGCTGACCCAGGTCGACCTCTTGCAAGGGACGCAGGGAAGCGTAGCTGAACCACATAGGATCATACAGGAATGCACTGAAGTTAGCAGTGTTATCCAGACCCGACACGGTAGCGTTGGAGATACCCATCACGTAGTTAGGCACAACCATGATGTCACCGAAGTCAGACATGTAGATTTCCACAGACTGACGCAGCTTACCATCACTGTCGATGTTACGACGAACGTTGCCATCACCAGCATTCGAAGTGCTAGAGCCAGCGGACTGGGCCTTAGCAGAGAACACACGGCGGTTAGCAGGAGACAGCATCAGCTTAGTAGCCTTACCGCCATTCTCGTAAATCGCTTGCATCACAGTATCGACATGCGACAGCTGCAGGGACACCTTGTCACCAGCGGTAACAGTGGTGAAGGTACCAGCAATACCACCGCCTGGATTAGTAGGAGCGGTGTACTCTGCGGGAGTACCGAGCACGTTCAGTGCGGTTGCAGGTGTGTTGGTAGCAGCGGTATAGTTCACCCATGCTTGGTAACCACCGAAGGTACGAGTGCCAGAGCCGTTAGACGACTTCCAAGCATTCACCAGATCGAACTCAACGTCACGACGCAGTTCGGTACCGCGCTTCTTCAGTTGGTATGCGTATTCGTCAGCAACACCAGCTTGATCAACAGCACGTTTGGTACCAGTAACGGTAACAGTCTTGGAGTTGATTTGGGTGTAGTTGCCCAGACGAGTACGGAAAGGCTCAGCGCCTTGAGCACTATTCTGAGTAGCGTACGAAACGCCTTCAGCCACAGCACCAGAAGCGGGAGGAGCCAGTTCGTCGGTTTGCCATTCGTGGAACACGGCAGTAGCCTTGGTCTTACCGATGGAGCTCATGAAAGGCGTTTCATCACGAGAGATCATCGAGATGAAGTTAGCCAAGTCCTCGCGTTCACCAGCGTTTACTGCATTACCAGTAGCACCAGACGAGCGAGCAGCGGCCTTGGGACCGCCAGTTGCAAAGTTATTTCCAGCCATTTTATTTTTCCTTTAGAGTGAGAGTGTTGTTATAGTTTTTTGCTCACAGAAGAGATGCGTTTCAAGAAGTCCAGTTGGTCTTGATTGCTCCCGTTTCCAGATAGAACCTTAGCGCGTTGGTTAGTTTCGCTGGCCTGTTGCTTCTTCGCAGCGGGTGTACCATTTTTAGTCGGCACCGACTTTGTCGAAGTAACGGTCTTGCGTTTGGCCTCACCAGTTTCTTTTGCAGTTTTCAATTTGCGATACTCATTGATGAACTTCACCACACGAACATCATAGATGCTGTCCAGCAAAGTATCAGGGATGCCTTCTTTGAGGGCGAATTCTCGGATAGCAGTAGCAGTCTTTTCAGAGTACTCCGGTACCAAGGTCTTAATTTCCTTGTTGAAGTTCTCCAGCAAAGCTGTCTTATTCTTCTGATCTTCCTGTTGCCACTGTTCAGTAATTAACTTTGTCTTGGATTCACGACTTGTTCGTGCAGCCCAATACTTCTCCTGAACGGCTTCCCGTTGTTCTTTGAGTTCGCGTACAGTGTAAGTGTCACCGTCTTCTCGTGCCTTCTCGATATCAGCACTCAACTTGTGATACTCAGCACTCAGATTAGCTTCAACACCAGTAAGTTCTGCGTTGAGTACCGATCCAAGCTGTACCAGTTCCTGCAATTTCTCATTGCGCTCTTGTTCGAGTAGTTTCTTCTGCTCGCCAAGTTCACGTCCCTTTTGAGATAGGTGTTGATCAGTGGAGTAGCCCTTACGGACTTCTTCCAGAGTCTTGTACTCGGTCTTACCATCAACGGTAATTGGAATACGATACTCCCAATCGATGTCATCTTCAGAGGGCAATTCAGCTTGTTGGGTAGACGTATCATCCTCATCTGCTTTGTCTTCATCAGACTTGTCGTCTGTCTTATCTTCATCTAGGTCTTTTTCGGCGTCATCCTCGTTCTCGGGTACGTCATTCTCCGAGGAATCGTCCGGAGTTGGGACGTCATCTTCATCTTCTGGTAGAGATTCGGTATCAAGTCCGAGCAGTGCTGCTACGGGACTGTTACGCATAATGTCATCGATGGATGGTACGTTCAACTCATCACTTCCATATCCGTCATTTCGGGCAAAGTCAGCACTAGAGATATCTGATGCTGGTGTCGAAGTAGAGAGATGTTGTAAGTTCATATTTTATTGTCCTTGTGTCCTAGTTATTTGGATTGCTGACTGGTTTGCTTAGCTGCACGAACTGCTGCCATGCGCTGTGCTACACCATCATCTTCCTTAATCATATCCTGTACGATCTCAATAGACCGTTGCAGGGAATTCAGAATCGGAGCCTGATTAAGCGCCCGTCCTGTACCACCATTCTGACCGCTACGGACCAGTTCGATGATGATTTCTTTCTTTGCTCGTTGGAGCACTTCCAATGCTGCGTTTAGATCATTGCTCATTTGTGTCCTCTGCCTCGTCTTTGGCTTTCTGTTGATTCATAAACTTCATGTTCTTACCGTATTGTTCAATACTGATAAGCTTACTCTTCACACTACCGAGTGCCATAGCACTGGCGTACAGAAACTCTCGTTCCTTCTGAGCATGAGGCTCTGTCATGAGCCATGCCTGGAAGAAGTCGGCAAGGATTTCACCGTACGCATCATTGAAGAATTCTTCACGTTCGCGAGATACAAACTGAGAGGTATTCAGAGATACTTGCGAATCTCGGAATGGTTCAATCTTGTACTCACCTGTTTCATGGTTCATCTTTGGGGTTACTCGCTGCTCGAACCCTTTGCGATATTTTTCCATTGTGTCCTCTTAAAGAACCGCACATTGTTAAGAGGTGCGGTATTGTCATTACATCATTTGTTCGGGTAGCATTGCTGCTGGCCCTTGTGGTTGTGGTGTTTCAGGAGCGCCTTTCGGTGCAGATGCATCACCAGAGATATCAGACTGGATCGTCTGCATAGCAATACCAAGGAGTTGTTGGATGTCCGGCTGTTGCGGAGCTGCCACACCTTCTTTAGCTGCTGCAATTTGGATCTTAGCCCACTCTTGGTAGCTCTTATCAAGTGCAACCATGAGCTGTTTGGCGTTGTCTTGGAGAGCGTTCTTCGATTGGATATTAGTCAATGCCATAGTAGCATTCTTCTGAGCGATATCCAGCTGTTGTACTGTCTCTGCCAGTTGACGTGCCTTCTCTGCAGCTTCCTCTTCCATCTTGCGGGACTTGGCAGCGTTCTCTTTGAATGCTTCCGAAGTGTAGTCAACAAGGTAGTCGAGTGGATCCAGGTCCATAGCTTCCAATGTCTTGCATGCGATCTTTACCGCGGCTTCAGGATTGATAGCACCACCTGCTCCGGCTGCTTTCAGTGCAGGGAGAAGCTGATTACCAATCATACTCATCTTACGAATTGTGTTGCTGTTACCGTTCTCTCCGACATCAGCATCAATGTACAGCAGCATGTTGTCTGGCAGTGTAGCTGGATCAACTTCTTTGTATACATCGTTCTGGTCAAAGTAACCGATCTCACGACCGCGCATCTTATCACGGATAGTCTTGTAGACACCCTCCACCAAACGCTTGAAACCAGTCTCAGCGAAGCGACGAGCCATGAACTGGATACGTACTTGTGCAGCAGACATAGCCCGTTGCATCTTTTCTTCGGAGTTACCCGAAACGTACAGTGTATCGTTCAGACCTTGTGCAGCTTTAGACAAACCTGTAGCTTGTTCCTTATGAACTTGCAGCATTTCCAGCAGAGGTACAGTACCTTGGCTGATAGTGTCAGGGGTCAGAGCAGCAACCGCTTGTTGTGGGTTACCGTTGGTAGCAATCAGCTGTTTTGGCTTCATATTCTGCAAAGCAGAGAAGTCAACTACATTCGGGTCAGCCAACTTAGGTGCATAGTTGGTCAGGTACACATTTTCGACGAATCCACGCATGATAGCTGTAGTAGCCAGCGTAGAAGGGCGAATCATGTCTGCAACTGACAGACCAAAGAACTCGTGAGGCACTTCGAATGGGCAGAGTGATGCCAAAGGGATCATATCTGTATCTTCTTCGAGCAGAATCGTGGATCCTGCAATGATGAAGTGCTTCAATTCAGCAATTCCGTCACCATCCCGGTCAACTCGTAGCCAACATTCGATCACTGTGATCTGGCGGTTAGCTTCGGATGGGAAAAGCTCACGGGAATTACCACCAAGCCAGTATTCTTCACCAACCAGACGCTTACGAGCAGCCTGTTCTTCAGTATACTTAGTAGCCCAATCATAAGAGCCATCACCGATAGCATCCCAATCGATATCCTCAGCGATATCAGGGAAGTACTTACGGATTTCGGACCGAGTCATGTCAATTTGGATACCTACGAAGGCAGCATCGTCAAGCGTATTGGCATCCCGTGTGATACGGAAGCATTCAGGGTGTACATTCCGAATCTGAACTCGATTCTTGATCACCTTTCGCTTCAAACGAACTTCTTTGTAGACAGTTCCATAGCCTGCTTGACCATCTTCCAGCGTAACCAGCTCTTGTTCGTACTTGAGCTTACCAACTACCTCGATTTCGGGGTCAGCAAGGAGGATATCCAGGTTGTCTTGGGAGATAGAGTCATATTCTTCGAACTTGTACTCAAAATCTTCGATGTACTCCCAACGAACGATGCTGTTCTTCCACAAAAGAGCAGACTTAGTCCATGTGTTGAGTAGTTCCCAGCCCCTATTCTTCTTGAAAATCTCATAGTTTACCAGATCAGCAGCTACACGGGCTTCATGATAGTGCTTTGGGGACGTCCCCGCGGGTAAAAACCGGGCCAACTTCTCATTGTTGAACATCAATTCAGCAATAATGGCGTTGTAACCCTCAATAGCCTCCACCGTGTCAGACGAAACGATCTGAGACACGCCTTGCGGTGTCAGGTGGAACTGTGGCATCATACCGTATTCATAGGTAGCCTTCTGACGTTCACGAGCTAGGTCGGAACTGTTCAGGAAATCGCCCACAGAGTTGACAACGCCTTGCTCAATCATGGCAAGAAGTTCATTGTCTCCTACTGCGTCTTTGTAGTTCGAGGCGAATCGAACGATACTGTCTCCAGAGCGCATTGTTAAACCTTTCTAGGTTGTCATTCAATCAATCAAGGTCAACAATGACCAGTTATTAGTGGTATACACGTTCCTCCAAGTATACCAGTTGGGTTGGACACATGGAACTTCACTCAGAAATACTCCTGCGAGTACCTTGTTATTTCACTTGCCCACGAATGGGTAGGGTGCGTCCAGATTTTTCACCCAGCTTTGTGTTATCAATTAGTTTGTTTTGTGGTTTGGGATTGATAAGCCCACCGAGAGCTTTCTTCTCGGCACCACTCATTGGTTTGTTAATCATATCTCCTTTCAAGAAGGAACCACCCGAAGGTGGCCCTTTTCTTACGCTATAGTTTGAATCGTCAGAGTGAACTCAGTAACGCCGGGGTCAACCGTCACCGTGCTACCGCTGATTGACACACTTCCAGTGCCTGCGGTCACTGCAAAGTCCCCGGTCACCGTGGTGTTGTCGTAATCTGTACCGCCCGTTGCCGTGCCATCAGTCAGTGCAAGCGTGTAGGTGCGAGTCTGACCAGACAGGCCAGGGCTGTAGGTGATTACTACAGGATCGCCTGCCGTGACAGTCTTGGATGTGTCGCCGGTTAGCGTTGGGGCCGCGTCGTCATCGTTGATCGTGCCGCTGCTGCTCGTCACGCCACCAATCACAAGCCGGATTGTTTCGTTCGCTTCGTCCAGCGTGTCTGTGGTCGTTGGTACGGTGACAGTGAACTCCGTGACCGTAGAGTCAACCGTGATGTTGGATCCGGACACAGTGACCGAGCCAGAGCCGCCAGTCACAGCGCACATTCCCGTGGTCAGGGTTGTGGTGTAGTCTGCGCTTGTCGCAGTTCCAGACCAGCTATAGGCAAACGTCCCGCCACCAGTGCCAGACATAGTGGTGGTGAACACTACCGAGCTAGCTTCGGTTACTGTGGTGCCGGTGATGGTGCTGATGGTTGCGCTGCTGCCAGTTGCCGCGTTGAACGATATGCCAATAGCAGCCCAATTCGCAGTACCGCCACCGCCGTCTGTCCAGTCGACCGCATATGTTCCTGTCGATGTGACGAGCCTGTCCTCTGCAGCGTAAGAAGCCCAAACCGTTGAAGTGGCCTGCCGCGTGTATGAAGTACCAGCAATGAACACAGCGCCATCGGTGCCAGAAAATCCAATCAGTACGTTATCCGTCCCTGTTGTAGTGATGTTCCCCGCGTTACCCGGCCCTGCGCTTGACACATTAGCGCTGATCTGCGAACCGTCAACAGTCCAAGTTGGCGATCCAGATGCGACACCGTACTCTGCTACGAACAGCGCAAGCGCCTGCGTCCCCGTGATCGTGCATTGAACTGCTTTACTGCCGCCCGATGGTGTGCCGACAACCTTGTAATAGCCACGGTGCCTGCTGCTTGAAGATGCTCCAAGCGGGACAGGGTTCACCGTCATGGCTGTCCATCCAACACCATCTCCAATGTTGTCATCAAACGATGAAACGGTAATGTCGCCACCGCTGTCACCGTTGGCAAGAAAAGCCACCAACAGATTTCCAGCCGTTGGGACGCTGGTCAGCGTGTTGGTTACAGTGCTTCCGGTGCCGTTTGATTTATTGGCCGCTGTGAATGTTTGTACTCTGGTGATTGTCATATCGCCCTCTCGTGCTGAATCGCGCCCATGTCTGGTGTTGATCCGGTAACAGTCACGCCAAAGAAGTCAGACCACGCCGGTACAGATGTGCCGCCAGCTATCGTGTAGCCGCTAGTGGGCTTCCAGTTTCCTGGGGCTACTGGTGGTGTAGCCGTGAAGTTCGGGCTTGTGCTTGTGTAGCTTGCCCATGCTGTGTTGTTCGATTGCGTGATCGTGATCCCGCCAGGGTTGTAAAACAGCGATGAATAAGAAGGCTTTGTCCCAGATGGCGCATAGATGACATTGTTTTTGAATGTCATCGTTGAACCCGTGTAAGTTCCTCCAATGGAACTCGTCAATACAACGTCATAAGTTCCTGTGGAATAGATCGAGTTGTTGTAGACCCAAACATCCTGCACTTGCGGCTGCTGCGCCATGTAAATGTTGAGGAATGGAGTGCCTTGAGTTGTCAAAGTCACCAAGTTATTGCGCGTGGTCGTCTGGCTACCTTGGTGCCCGATCTGTCCGTTAATCATGTAGTTGCGCTCAATGATTACGTTACGCACGCGCCCAATGCCGAAATCTTGATTGACCGGACCTACGCCAAGGCTTGATATGGAGCCTGCAACTGCTGTCGGATCGCAGAAGTTGTCATGTACACACAATTTCTCTGTGTAGACGACACCAGCGTCGTCCACTGAATCAAATATCCCGAGTGAATCGCCATCAACAAGTGGTGAACGAATACTGAGATATGCCTTTGTGTCAACCACATTGGCAATCGAGTTATGCGCAAACACCGCCCGATTTGAGTAAGACGAGCGAATCCCATGCTCACCCGACGCGCCAGGATTGATGTTGCAACCCATGATTGCGAGGCGTTGCGCAGAAACCAGCATCCCATTTGCTCCGCTGCTGCTGTTGCCAATGGAGTTGTACGCCTCACACTCGTAGAAGCACATCTGGTCCCAAATCGTATTGGCCGGGTTGATGTTTCCAGTGGACGACAGGAAGCCATATTTCGCGTTGGATACCTTGACCCTGCTCACCAGCGTCTTGTCAATAGTTCCATCAAAGTACACGCCAACGCCACCGGAGAAGCTTCCAGCATCAATGTCCAAATCGCATACGCGCCAGTCAGAGCGACCTGTTTGGCTGTAGGACGAGAATTTGATAACGTTGCACTGTGCTGTGGCTGTCAGGATTGGTCGAGCACCTGTGCCAAATGCGCCTACAAGCCCAGGGCCTGCCGTGTTCAGCAGAATGTCACCGCTCACATTGAATGACTGCCCACGGTGCAGAAGAATGCGCTTCTTGCCCGCTGCGATCTGAGTTGCAATCTCGGTGTTTAGGTTTCCGCTAAAGTTCGCAACCTGAGTGCCTGATGGTGCGCCAGTGAAGTCTGATGTGGTAGAAATGCAGACCGTAGTGCTGGCAAACACTACATCGGGATCATCCACCGTAATGACGATGGTTTGCGCTGTTCCTGTGTCGCTGTCATACCGCGTGTTCAACGTGACCGTGTGATCCCCTGGCGTCTCAAACACATGGCAGGCTTCAGGCCCATATTCCATGTTCTTGGACCATGTAAGCGAGTAATTTGCTCGCGCCCCATACAACCAGTCTCCAGCACCTGTGTCTCCAAAGCTCCACGTATATTCAATGTCGTGGAATGGGTAGCTTGTTCCCGTTGCAGTCGTTGCGCTTGCATCGAAGTGAACCGCCAAAGGAGCTACACCGGAGATGCGAGAGACTGACCCAGAGCCCGTAGATAGGGTTGCCGGGGTGATGGCGCTGCCGCTTGCCGCATTGATATAAGCGTTCGTCGTCACCGTGCCAGTTGCATTCGTCAAAGCTGTGAGGGTTGCTGTGAAGGCGGGCTCGATAAGGCCACCTGCCATTAGCATTGCTGCTAGGATAGTAAATTTAAAAGACATACTAGCTCCCGCTTACACCGTACCCATCAGATTCTGCGAATGGCGACACGAATATGCCAACAGGATTGGTTGTACGTGCCCTTGTTGCAGTACCTGACGGTGTGATTATTGTTAGATTACCGATAGGCGGTGGTTTGATTATGATAGCTGGTCGTGGAACTAGTCCCGACGGTACGGTCACGGTTAACGCAGTTGTACAGTTGAATGTGATACCATCATCTTGTGCACTTATTGTGTATGCCCCAGAGAGGGCGACAGGTGATGGCTCCTCTGTACCAAAAAGGGATTTATTGAACCCCAACATGTTATGCTCCCGCCGTAACTGTTACGGAGGCGCCCGTGCCAGTAATACCAGTCACTCGCGCACGAATATACGCCCAAGGTGCCTTCAACAGAAAGCCTTGGGAGACTACAGAAATACCAGACAGGTTGATATTAGATACAGCATTGGATACCCAACCAAGGTTATCATTAGATACTTCGATAACAATCGAGGCTGTGAGTGCACCCGTACCTACTACGGTAGCTTGGATCGACATCTCACGGGTATTCTCTTCTTTGATAGGGACGGAACCACCAGTCACGGTTGTGAGAGTGGCAGGCAGGATACTGATAATTTTCATGTTGTTCTTTCTTATAACCAGTTAGTTTCCAGTTGTTGGTATGAACCCATCTTCTGGGAGAAGGGAATGTTATTTGTGGTAAGCCTATCCGCATGTGTCCGGATTACTTCCAGAGAAATAGCGAGCGCAATCACGGTGTCATCATTATGTCCGATGATAGCATTCGTCTTACCAGTGTCATCAGCAACGTAGTTCATCAGTTCACCGATAACGATACGGGAGGGAATCCAGATGTCTTCACTCTCGATAGCATTCTTCAGGAAACCAATGATTGCTGGTTTGGATGCAGAGGTTGTCCTCCACCCAATACGTGTACCTTCTTCCTTGGAGACGTTAGCCATCTTAGTCTGGTAGTACATGTTGACATATCCCATTTGGGTCAGTCGGTTCAGTGTTGCGATACCCATCGAATTCGACTCAACAGCTAGGAGGGCATTGTTGTAGTACCGGCCTAAATAGAACAATAAATCACCAAATGCAGAAGGATCAATCGTGTTGTTCCTGTATACTGCACATACTTCTCGATTCTTGTTCATAACTATTGCAGAAGAGTAGTCTTTGCCTACACCGAGTGCTACGTCAGCACCGATAGCAAAGGCATCTTCAAATGTCGGGTATTTGAAAATCTCAAGAGAGCCATTACGTTGGTCCTCAAACATCTTGGACTCACTATTGAACTCTCGGGATGCCAGGATAGGTTGTGGTACCAGCTGGGACAGTTTCTCAAGGTTGAATACGTTGGATCCAGAGACAATGAATGCTTCTTCTGGCGTCGAAGGGTACTCTTGGCGGAACTTGTCGTAGCCACCCTCAGCAATCTTCAGACGTCGCCAGTACAGCTGGTTGTCATCAAGCATGAACCGGGTGACCAGCACTTCTTCCTCTTCCGTCCGTTTAAACCCTTCGGGGGCATTACGACGGTACTCAGGCATCAGGAACCAAGGCACAAAGATAGGAACGTATTCGTTCTCACCCTTTACAGCACCTTGCCATAGTCGATGGAAGGCATTACCTACACCGTTAGCAGTGGACTCCAGAATAACTTCAGTACCTGCAGCTTGGGAGATACCCTGAAAGAGCCCAGCCAAGATCTTTTCATCATGTGCCCAGAATGCTACTTCAGAGAGGTGAGCAATAGTTGGTGTTGTTCCTCGTCCTGCTTCCGGAGAACCAGCTGTGTACAGTCGATACCCCGAATCATTGTGCTCAAACATAATTTCTTTGGCATTGGACTTCTTGAAGGCCGGACGCATATCTACCGACATGTTGTCAATGATATTCCGTGACATCGTGAAGAGCGCATCGGAGGTCGCCCCATCGTGTGCCAAGATAACTGATTTGTTGTAAGCGTTGAAGTATGACTTCCAGAAGACTCGTCCGGCTGTGTATGTAGAGAGACCCATCTGACGGGCCTTCAGGATGATAGCGCGTACTCGTCCTGTCTCACGTAGCTGCTTCTCGATAGCCTCATTCACGATCTCTTGTGCACGGTTGAATACCAGTGGTTGGAAACCTTGGGATGAATCTTTCGGGAGAATTCGGATTTGCTCTTTGGCGAATAGTTCGAAGTCCTTCTTGTAGACTTCCTTCTTTTCCCTCTTCTTGGCTTCCCGTAGGAGTTCAAGCTTCTGAGCGTTGTTTAGTGTTGCCATTTGTGTCCTTTGTAATAGTTGGCTCCCCAACGTGGGTTCGAACCACGGACCAACAGATTAACAGTCTGCTGCTCTACCGACTGAGCTATCGGGGAAAACTTTTATCATTAGGTACCGGCTAAGTCTTCGTCAGAGGACTCAGTAATACCCCTCAACCGTGAAGGGTTATTAAGTCTAAATTTTATTTGAGATATTTTTGGAGATGAATATTTCGGATAAAACTTTATAGGTGCCCCTCTCTGTGTCTAAGAAAAGGATTGTTTGTTTTCTGCTTCCCCGTTTCTTTCCATGACCCCCTGTGTTTGTATAGGGTTTCGTCGTGTCTGGAGTCCCGTTGTTCTTTCTTAAGGAGTATCCTGTGTCTACTACCGCTACCACATCTCTCGGTCAACTGTTGTGTGCTAAGCTCGATGAAGCTAAAGCCTTGTCGCACTTCCGTGCGTTCCTGTGTGTTGACGAGGGCATCGCATCGATGTTCAATGAGTCAGCATCACTCGCTGCATGGGTTGATGTACATCCCGATGGCAGTGTCGAGACGGTCCTTGTCAAGGGTCATCACGCTCACCGTCATGTGTATGGTGTTTGCTTGTCCTACCGTGATGAGCCGTGTACATTCATCTACACCACTGATACCAAGGAGATGGCCAACATCGTGGCACAGTACGTTGACAACAGCAACTACGATGTGGCTGTCGACACTTATCATATTCAATAAGGAGCTATCATGCGTTTGTTCTTCCATGCAGTGTATCTACTGCTGTGGTCTTCGATCACAGTGTTCACACTCGATCTGATCGACAACGATCAGCTCGGTTGGTTCGAGGTCAGTGCTTTGTTCTTGGCTGGTGGTGCTGCTGCCACTCAGGTCATTGTACTCGTCGGTGACATCCAACAACTGTTTCACAAGGAGTAAGCATGTACTACATCTATTCACGTCACAACAATGCTCTTGTTCACAAGACACCTGACGTAAACGAACTTAAGCTGTTCCCATCGGAACGTTTCGAGGTTGTCATCTACTAAGATGGTATCGGGCTTCTCGTCCTTAATGAGAGACCATAACACGAGGTATGTATCGTGTATCTTTGTTTGTTAATCTAAAGGGAATCATCATGGCTAAATCTTTCACACCTTCGTTTGCTGTTCCTAAGGCTATCGCTGCTGCATTCGTCACCAACAATCCTCTTGGTGAGAACCGTGTGAGTGCACCTGTGCAGATCAACATGCTGTCATTCAATAATGTCACTCGATCCATTGAGGCTGTGTGCTCTGACAAGAAGATGCGTCAGTGCCGTATCGATCGCTTCCAGGATGACGCCAAGGTGCGTGCATTGACCAAGAAGCTGCAGAAGGCATTCACTGAGCGTACACTGATCTGCTTCACTGCTGCTGGTGCCAACGATCCTAACGTTTGGTTCTTCGACATCGCTGACGCAGCGTAATCAACATGCTCTTCTCGGGTAGATAACGGAGAGACCATAGCACAGGGTAAGTACTGTGCTGACATTGTATTAATCATCAATCAAGGACAATCATCATGGCACAAGCTCAATATCTCCTGCTCACACCTATCAACCCGATCGAAGACATGGGACTAACAATCGAAGAGTTCAAAGAGGCATTGGAAGAGTACGCATGCGACTTCATCGAGTCACTGGACACCGACGACAAGACATCCTACTTCATCACATCCAAGACAGTCGCTGCTCTCAATAAGCTGGTCAGCGAAGTGGCAATCAACGGCATCATGGTTGAATACACAGGCGTATACGACCAATATCAGAAAGCGATCTAACATGGCATCCTTGTTACACTACCAACTGCGATCAGCAGCACTCCGGCAGGACATCATCAAGCAAGACTTCTGGGCACATCGGCTGCTCCCATATGTTACAACCAAGAGCTACCAAGAAGAATACGACTATTGGTTCTCATTCTGGATGGCACTTCCTGACAGTCCAGCTATCCAGACAGACCTGTTCGATGAGCTCTGCAATCTGATGGACGACCTGATGGAGGAGCAGTTCTTGGAGAATAACAAAGAAGATGATGGTGATGATATACCATTCTAATTGTCAATCTATATTGTCACCTATATAGCATCTGACAAGATATCAAATAGGAGAAAGAGATAGAAGAAACAATAGACCAATATCATCTGTTGTTGTAACAATGGATAACAAGTAGATCGTAGATGTCCAGCCCAGATGACATCTAGAATGTACATCTAATAAGCGTAGGTATACATCCACAATGTACATACGGCTTATACAGTCCACTGCCTACGCTCAATGGACCACCACATGTACACCGTCAGATGTCCAGTCCAGGTCAATCTGGTATGGCATCTGAAAGGTATCTCTCTATAGGTACCGGCTAACTATACATCCAAAATGTCATAAGGAGTGACATCTATATATAGCGAAGTTATATAGGATGATATCGTGGGTGGCTGTAGGTGGCCATCTTGGGTGTAAAACCAATGTTAGTGAGTGCTAACTTCACATCCGAACAGTACATCCGAACTGTACATCTGGCAGTACATCCATCACCCAGGATGTACATCCAGCATGTCACCCGAACTATCATCCCGACTGCCCATCCCAAAGGAACATCTCAAATGACTCACAAACCTCACCCCCTCGAACAACTTAAAGCTCTCATCCCACTGCTCGAACAGGCAGCTGAGATGTACTTTAATGATCCGCGCTCAATTGACACAGATCATGGTATTTGCTATGTTCTGGAGGATATCTTTAATCCCACTCGAAACAAATGGAGGTACCGTAATCGATCAGTCTACGATATGATGGATAAGCTCATGAAATATATGGGTGAAACCTATGAAGCATACGGCTTATATTCCCATAATCCAGAAGATTGGGAACCACGAGCATATATGTGCTTATTCTTGGCTAAATATCTGAAAGGTGCACGATGATCTACAAACTCCAAACCATCGAGTACATCAACGATCAGTTCTGTACTGTCACCCGTTACATCTTCCGTCCACTAGACCTCTGTATTTGGATCTCATATGCTCCGTTCTGAGCTCCTGATCTCTGCCAAAGACTTCCTTGCAACAGATGAGGGCCAAACCAAGCAACGGTTCATCTGTCTGGCCATTGAAGATGCCATCTCTTATCAAAACCTACGAGATGTCTCCAAACAACACGATGACATCTTCTACTACATCGATGATGCTCTTGGTGGATTCACCGTACGAGCATGGCTCCGGCGAGAGGTCCATACCGTGACCACTAAAGATCTATCAGACAAGAACATCCAAGCATACCGTCACAGGTGGCTTGATCACATCATCAAACTTTATCAGGAGAAAGAAGCAAATGAAAATCAACACCAACATCGGTGAACCAACACATACTTTCTACACTGACCTCTACGCAATGGCAGTAGGTGAGTGGCATCTGATGACCGTGCGTAAAGACCAAGAGTACTTTGTGATGCGTATTCCTGACAACAAAGAACAAATGCTCGTTGTATGGAAAGCTACACCACCATTCCCAGAGTCTGGCTGGTGGATTCGCTCTGTCGAAAGCTGGGCACCCATGAACCGCGCCTATCGTCAACTCCTTCCCCATGAACACTTCGAGGTAACAATCTGATGTCCAAAATCACCCCAATCACAACCACAATCACAGCCATCAACGCAATCCAGATCACACTCGACCTGAAGGAAGCTGCTGCACTCCATATTATCCTCGGGAGCATCCATGGATTAGGTCCAATCCGGAGTGTCGCTAACAGTATCTTCTATGCCATCCATAAGGTCGTCAACGAAAGCACAGAACTAGGTGGTGTCATGGAAGGTCTCTCATTAGCAACAAAGCAATCACAGCAAGATCGTATCGACAGCTACGTATGGAAAAGACCTCAATGCTAAAACCAAATGATCGCGTACGCTGTATTGAACCTACAACTGAGCTATCTGTAGGGTACATCTACATTGTATCCAAAGTAGGTTCCATTGGGCTGTCACCACCACTGGTGGGTCTCAAAGGTCTATTTAATGGTAAAGTAGCATTTCACATGGATCGTTTTGAACTAGTAGAGGAACCTGAACAAATGACAACCAACCGCAAACACCATGATGTCATCATCGCTTACGCCAAGGGTGCAACTATCGAATGGCGTTCCAAGCCAACTGACTCTTGGGTACAAATTGGATGTCCCACATTCCATGATAATCATGAGTACCGTGTGAGACCTTCATTCGAGTACATCAATGTGTACACCTCTGTAGCAGGTGACGTCCACAAAACCCGTGAAGAGGCTGACTTAGCAGCTAAGTGTGTAACCGTACGATCACTCCTGGAAATCACTCGGGATGCTGAGGGTAATGTGCTCACTGTGGGGCTTGTCAGTGAATAAGCGACCACACGCTGATCTCATCACTGAATGGGCTAACGACCCTGAATGTGTCATCGAAATGCTCATTGATGGCCAATGGTCGGTATGTAAGAACCCACTGTGGTTACCTGATATGAAATACCGTATCAAGGGTAAACAGGTAGTGCAGTATTACACCGTAGAAGGACCATCCCTTATATCCTACGCAACAGATGAACCAACAGCAAGCGACAACCTTCAACTGGTCTTTGAAAATGGAGAACTTATCAGTGCAACAGTCGGCGATCGTAATACCTTTCGAAAAGCCAAAGGACGTGGAACCTAAATGTTCCTTCTGTAACGTCCCCAAGAGTAAAGCAACTCATATGTTTGGGGGTAGTAACAACAAATACATCTGTGGTAAGTGTATCCTCAAAGCAAAGGAGCGAATGGATGCTAACAACTGACGAAATGATGGGGCTGTATATCCCGAAGCTCAGCCAGTACCGAGTGGCAAGCGGGTATTACTCCAAGGTGTACATCCCGAAAGACAAGAAAAACCGGCGTGTCATCAAAGTGAATGCTATGCGTGACCGCAGCTACGACTACCTACTCTGGTGCATGGAGGAACCAGCTAGCTGGAAGCCCAAGGTACACATGATCCAACGAACCGGTGATGGCTACATTGCTATCATGGAACGCTGTACACATGACAAAAGTACCTTAGGCACCAGTCGAGAGGGCATGCTGGAACACCTTCCAAAAGGATCCTTCGACAAGCTCCTCAAATGGGCTCAATCTAAACCATGGGGCCACAAGAAACGCGACCTTTGGGACTTCGACCTTCATAATGAAAACATCATGAAGACATCTCGTGGCACATTCGTAATAACTGATCCGGTAGCACAATGAAACTTGCAACACACAACTATGGTGATATGGCTGAAGGCGAATTCTTCCGTGGTGGCTCCATGTCTCTCATCCACGACTTCATCGAAGGTGTACCAATAGAATTCTCTAACAACTCAGTGGAAGTCATCACAGGTGGCCTCGGGGATTGGAACCTCGTGCCACCATACGAAAAGGTAGTTGATGTATACCGCGTGAGTAACCCTAAATTCTTCTTCCGTAAGAAACCCAGCACCATCGAATCCTTCCACTACTATTGTCCTGCATCACGTTCATTCGAGCGGATCAAGCCAACTGAAGTGAATCAGTGCAAACTGGTCATCAAGGTGACTGAAGCTGTAGCACCTAGCACCAAAATCACAACCGAAGTAGTGAAGAATGACTACATCAGCAAATGAAATCTACAGGAGAGCAATCCGCAAAGCACGAGCACAAACAGAAGCACTGATCAAGCGGGTATACGTACCTGAAGAAAACCTAACCAAAGTCTTCCTGAAAGGGAAGCTCATAGCAGTAACGTATCATGAAGATCTATCGGACGGAACACCCGGCGAACCCAACTCAGAACCTAGCGATAGGGATTGATGAATGGCGTAGGCTCCCTAACCCTTGGGACGACGGTATTGACACCCCTGACCACCATGATTGGAACTGCGGAGCAACATCTTTCGCTCAATTCTTGATTTGGTTCCCTATGCACGTTTGGCCACGGGTTAGGGCAAGGCAAATGCGTATGAGTATCCTCGAAGTAGAGGATAGTAGTGTCAAGGTAGGTGGCCACCAAGCTATCTTCCCACGGCATCAAGCAAGACTGATTGGGTACATCTGCCCAATCAGTCGCAAAGAAATCATTTTTGAGGGGCAATCAAATGGCAATTGTTAAATCAGGATACTACCGAGCAAGCGATAACGAGTACAGTTTCGAAATGAGCGATCTGATCAACCGCACCTTCCATACCATCACGGGTTCAGAAGGTGATGAAGAGCTGACCCTCATCGACAGCGAGTACAAATTCAGTTTCTACCACGAGCAAGACTGCTGTGAATCAGTGTACATCTATGATGTCGTCGGTGACCTGACCGATCTCGTTGGTGTACCAATCCTGGACGCTTATGAAGCAAATGGTGAAAGTCCCGTAGAAGTCAGCGAGGGCAACTACGAGTCCAGCACATGGACGTTCTACCACTTCCGTACCATCAAAGGGTCCGTGGCTATTCGCTGGCTTGGTATCTCGAATGGCTACTACTCTGAATCCGTTTCCTACTCCGCAACAAAGGTTTAATCATGACTGAAGCAATCGTAACAAAGACACCTCGCAAAGAACTCGAAGCAGCTATCGTTGAGTTGAAAGACAAAGTAGCCAAGCTGGAGACATCCCTCAAGTCCACGGAAACCAGTTTCAAGTACAAGGAGCAAGCACTGGAACAAGCCAAGAATGAACTCGAAGCTGTTCACCAGTTCTTTGATGCCTTACCCGGTGCAGTGCCACGGAAGACTGAGCACGAAGAGTCATGGCAACGGAAGGACATCTCAGCTATCACTCGACTGTCAGTGTACTTGGCCAACCGGAGCGCATGATGGATAAAGAAAACGTAGTCACAATCACTGGCATCATCGCTGTAGTGCTGGCAATCATCGTGGGTCTCACCGTCTACAACACGAATATCACAAATAAAATGGCCCAACTCATTGAGTCAGGCCAAGATCCAATCAAAGTTGGATGTGCTTTTCGTGGCAACGGTAACGAATCGATCTGCGTTCTGAGTGGCATTAAGCAGAACTGAACGAGATTTAGTCGGTACCTATAGGGGAAAGACCTTCTTCCTTGATGCGACGTTGCAGCTCCTCGTCTGACAATTCAGATGCAGAAGTAGTGACATTCTGGTCGATACGCTGAAGCTTCGGTTTCTCGTATTCAGCTAGCTGTGCGGCATATCGAGCGGCATCTTCATAGTTGTCGTCTTGTAGCGCCTTGATCATAGCCATCTTCAATACGTCCAAGGAGGACATATGCGGTAGATCTTCCATGACAGCTTTAAAGTTTGTTGCTGTCAGTTTAAACATATCACGGATTTCTTTGTTAGTCTTCCGTGCAGCAGCAGATTTCTTTTGAAGAACTCTTGCTGTATCCGAATCAAACTTCTTCAAGTTCGCCAGTGATTTAGGGTTGAACCCAGCCATATAAATTACTCCTCTTAATAGTTACTCTATTAGGTACCGGCTAACGTGAATTTTACTTGGACACACAAATGGACATCAGTTTTCAGTGGGAGGACAAGGAGACCCGAAAGAAACACGGACTGCCTTGGATACGAGACGACCTTATCATGCTCTGCAGATTCTACAAAGAAGGTAAAAGCCTGCACGAGATATGTGACCTACTACAACGGCCTGCCAAGGGTGTTGTGCCTAAACTTGTACAAATGGGTGCCATAGACAGCTATGGTAACGACCTCAACAGCCTCACCAAGAAAGAAACCACCATGAACCCAACACCTGTAGTACCAACCATCACTACTCAAACCAAAACACTGATCAATGGAACAGACGCAGCAACCCTGACTGATTCATTCATCTTTGATCTGATCTCCCAAAAGGAGCAACAGATAGCTAAACTATCTTCTATTAACAACAAACCGGAGAAACTTAACAGACTCTTAAACGACATCCAAGCTGAAATCAACGACCTCGTCAAGTACGTAGACAACCGTTAATCAGTAATCGAACCTTTCACTCAAATCAATTTAATTTTCTCAAGGAATACACAAATGGCACAAGCAAACGACAACTCCAACACCACCAACTCCGTCATCAAGGGCGTTACCTTCGCATGGGTGCACCTCGACAGGGCTGTTTCTCCCTTTGGTACTGACCAATATGACATCCAAATCCAAGTGCCTAAGAAGCGCATCAAGGAACTGGAAGCATTCGGTAAGGTCAAAGAAGTGACAGACAAAGACGGTAAGAAAACAGGTGCAGTCTCCATCAGCCTCAAGAAGAAAGCCTTCAAAGCTGACGGTTCCCCTGCAGCTAAGGTGCGAGTTGTAGACGCTGGCAAGAACCTAATGTCGTCTGAAGATGTTGCAGCTATCGGTAATGGATCCACTGGTTCTGTTATTGTGATGCAACGCCCTTACGAAATCAAAGCACCTAACGGTAAAGTAACCAAGTCCGGTATCGCCACCACACTCTCTGCAGTGCAAGTGAAGACTCTGGTACGTTACGAGCCGAAGACTGCTGACGATATGTTCGACTCCGATGGTTCTGAAGGCTCCGGTTCGGATGACGACGACCAGTTCTAATTGAACAACACCCTCATAGGAAACTATGGGGTTTTTTATTCCATAACCTTTTAATCGAACACTATCATGATCAAACAAACCACATACGCTCTTATCCGTTCCTTGCTGGCTGAACAAGTTCTGGTACAGGAACAGCAACTCAAGTGCTACACCGCATGTGCTCAATACTACTTCAAGATGGCCGACAAGAATGACACCTCATTACTCAGCGTGACCTCATTCGAGCAACTCAACAAGTATCGCAATCTGGAACGCAGTGCCAAGAAGGCGCTGAAGGCTCTACGTACTGCTATCGTGGATATCAAGAGTGAAGGCTACGACCAGAAGGTTATGTAATGGAACCCTTTGTATGGCTGGCACTAACATGCTGTATCACCATTCTCATCTGGCCAAATGAGAACCCACTAACAGACATAGCAGTAGCCTTCATGTTTCTCTTTGTATTCTTATCGGGGACATGGCGATGATTGAAGTATGCCCATACTGCGGTGAAGACCGTGGTGACAAGATATCCTGCTGTGGTGAGGTGCACTTTGTGTCTCTCACAGAGGAAGACTATGAACGACACTGTAACGGGGGGGATGTATTAGAATGAGAGCACGTATACGACTGGACCCAACTTACTCTTACGAGTACTGGATCATCGAGACCAGAGGATGGTGGCGTATTGCAAGACACATGGCTTGAAAAAGGAGAACGGGAAATGATACGAATGAACCCAATGCACGACATCACAAACCCACCCGGTTCATGGAGGAACCCAATGATCCCACAATACACATCTACATACTACTTTGGCGATGCCCCTATCGAATGTGAGTTCGACTACTCACCACCAGAGAAAGGTGCGTGGGAAGGTGGCGTTAAGGTTGACCCTGACTGGCCTGCTGAGTGTTGGTTGTTATCCGCAACTTACCAAGGTCTCGACCTGATGGAACTCTTGTCGGAGTCAATCAAGACAGACATGGAGAATAAATTTCTGGAGGGCTATGCACGATGATCAAAAAGAAACGAACAATGAACCCCGAAGTGTTAGCCAAGGGGCAAGCAGCACTAGCTGAATGGCGTAAAGAAAAGGCTTATGCACAGAAGAAAGGTGGTAAGTTCCTTGCTGCATGGCTTGAGGAGCAAGAGCTGAAGAAAGCACAGAAGAAGACATCACCGATGCAAGCCATCAAGAACTTCTGCAATGCCTGTGTAGGCGACATCCGCGGTGACATCACCAACTGCTCAGCCAAACAATGTCCAATCTACATCTATCGACCATACCAAAAGGAAGGTGACGAATAATGGCAGTTGATTTTAAATCCTGTTCAACATGTACCTACCACGAGCAGGGTCATGACGTTCTTGATGCACTCGGTAAACCAATGATATGGCAAACCTGTGATAAGAATTGGGGTAAACCTGCCATGATAGGTGTCATCAAGGATGTCTGTAACAACTGGAAACCAAAATGAAACTCTACGAACTGAAGAACGGTGATACTTTCATTATCAATGAGGGTACACTTCTCGAAACAACACAACCAACTGAATACATCTTGGACCATATCGATGGTATGTACTCGCTGTGCTATCCGCGTAATGGCGGTATGCCTGTTCACTGGTCTGCATCCACTCCTGTTTTTAAAGTTGAGAACCCACAATGATCACCGCAACCATAAACGTACCCCAAATCACCCTCACACTCGAACTCTCTCACGTTGAATTGAGTCGCCTCTTCAATGGGCTTGGTAAGACATCCTTGAACAGCCGTATTGACGCTGGCATGGATCGCGATGAAGCAATGGCATACGATCGTCTGTATGTAGCTCTTGAGAAAGTGGTAGACCAATGAAAGCATTCCCACACGCACAACACGTATACCTTGCAGGAGGTATCGAAGGTCTGACACTCGAACAAGCAACCGGATGGCGCAAGCGAGCAACCCAAGTACTCGGTAGCTTCGATATCGACACCTTGGATCCATGCCGACGTGTATCCTTTATTGACAGTAAAGCTCGTCATGCTGATGCTCGTATCTGGAAGGCAGACCTACAAGACATCGCATTCTCGACTGTCATCTTGGCTAACCTCTGTGACTCATTACCCGGTAAGAAATGGGGTACTGTCGCTGAGATCGCTCATGCTCATACCAAGAACAAAATCCTGGTTGTCCTGATGGATGAGAACCAATTCCATCACCCATTCATCACTCAATACGCAACTGAGATTCATTACACAATCGAAGATGCCTGCGAAGCCGTAACCCACTACTTTCAATAATGCCATACATCTCACAACGAACACGAAATGAATTTGTTCTGGACCGCGGGTTCAGCCTCCCATACACCATCGAGAACCCCGGTGAGCTCAACTACCTGATCACTGAACTGGTCAAGGTGTACAGGGCTACCAATCACGGGTATCAAGCAATCAACGATATCATTGGTGCACTCGAAGGTGCTAAGCTAGAGTTCTACCGCCGCATTGCAGCACCCTACGAAGACCTGAAGATCGAGGGCAACGGGGACGTATATTGATTCTCGTAGGTGTGATCGTCGTAACTTTCTATATTTGGTATAAGGTATCTTTCAAATGAAATATTTTCTCTTCTGGCAATCCACTTACACTCATAAATGGAACTCCAGCCCTATGGTAAACGTCAGTATGGTGAGGAGCAACATCGAAGCTTGCCTTCGCTTAGCCTATCCGTTCCAACTCAACTGTATCAACGACAACGGTATAGTATACCGATTCACAGACTACAACTCTGCAATGAAATTTCTTGATGACTTCTACGATCAACAAGCTAAGAAAATGGAGCCGGTACCTAATCCTGAAGACAAGAAGGTTGAGGGTGTAAAGTTGGTGGACACTAACTTGAAGACAGCTGCAGCAGCTAAGAAGGCTCGCTTGTCTGACGTACCACCTGTCGCCCTATTCGCCCTCGGTGCTGCCATGTCAGATGGAGCAACCAAGTACGGTCGATTCAACTTCCGTGAGACTGGATCCACATCGAGTGTCTTCTATGATGCCATGATGCGTCACCTCGCTGACTGGTACAGTGGTGAGGACTGTGCAGATGACAGCAAGGTCAACCACTTGGGTCACATCATGGCCTCTTGTGCTATCCTTCTTGATTGCCAACTGCATGGTAAACTGAATGACGATCGTATGAAGGTTGGCGCTGTATCTCGTAACAAGCAAGCATGGAGCGACTGCTAATGTACCCGACTGAGGCTGTCAAACGATAAGGAGCTAGATGGAATACGTAACAACAATCAAACGCTTTGTAGCAGGTAGCAACAAGTTCTTCGAGGTATACAAATGTACCATCGATGAGGCTGGGTTGTATGTATCCAACACCGACAAGCAGATGACCCGAGTCAAGATCGAAGGTCAGGAATACACCGGGCTGTACAACCGAGTCGTCTACGAGATGATCTGCGAGAATGAAGGGCAACCATCATTCGCTATCTTCTGGAAGCCACCCAAGGGTCAACTGATGCTGGCCTACGTAAAGGAGCTCTGGACTGAGTACGCGGCAGGGAAGCTGGATGCTCATGCTGACCACCGAGAGGAATCACTTGCACCTACAACCGGAGACTCATTTGTCTACATGTGGATCAATAAGGACTCTGACAAGAAGTACATCGGTAAACATAAAGGCACCACAGATGATGGCTATATCGCGTCCTCTGAAAGCCTCTTGGCTGAGTACAACGAGTCACCATCCCGTTTCATTCGAACTATCCTCGCGTATGGAACCGAGCAAGAAATGCTGGAGCTTGAAACTATCCTCCTTCTGCAGCTTAAGACGCGAATGTCACCCTTATACTACAACCTTAGTAACAACCTAAGAGGTGGAAAATATGAAGGTTAATGTAATCCACTTCTTAGATGCTGATACTGCGATTAAACTTCTGATGGAAAGTCTGAAATGAGTACACTACCCAAAAACCCAGAGCCTGATGACACCCGCAGGACTCACACTATCATCGAGCACAAGTACAGTGTAGGCGATACTCTGTATGTCATGAACAATGACTACTCGGTCAGCAAAGTAACTGTTGTCTACGTGGCACCACGAATACACGCTGATCGTGTCGAAGTGGACTACTGGCTAACAAACTACAAGGGAGAACACTACGCTAAGTGTGAGAACCAACTCAGAACAGAACCGAACGAGTTATTCCGGTAATATGTCATATAACTTCGACTGGAGAATCAAGACCCGACACTTCGAAATAAACATCGACATCGACAAATGCTACGGGTACTTCAAGCATGATGAGGAAGGTGAAGACTGGGGCGTTGGTCTATGGTTCTCACCTATAGACGATACACTGGAGCTGGTAGACTACGGTGGTATGTTTGAGTTACCTCGTGAGGTTGAATCAGCACTAAAATCTTTTGGAGTAATAATCGAATGAAACCAATGCTACTCTGTCGGGACAACCCCGATACATCCAAACTGCAATACCCAGTATACGCCTGCCCTAAGCTGGATGGTATCCGGTGTGTAGTACTTGCTGATGGTCCTTACAGCCGGACACTCAAGAAGATACCTAACAAACATATCCAGCATATGTTCAACCTGAACCCATTCCTGCATCGTGCAGACGGTGAGCTTATCGTCGGGAAACCTACAAACGCGACAGTATATCGCGACACTAACTCTGTCGTGATGTCTCATGACAAGGTGGTTGACTTCACCTACTACATCTTTGATATGTGGGGCAGTGAAACAATGGGGTATGAACAGAGGATGGCCCACCTGTCTGACTGGAAAGGTAAGTTACCGTCATTCGTCAAGATACTTGACTCGATGCCCATCCTGAATGAGGGTCAGCTGCTCACCTACGAGGCTGAACTACTGGATCAAGGCTATGAAGGTCTCATCATCCGGTATCCAGACGCCCTGTACAAGTACGGACGTACAACTATGAAGGAAAACAACACTTACAAACTGAAACGGTTTGAGGACGCTGAAGCTACTATCATCGGTTTTGAAGAGGAAATGCACAATGGAAATGAAGCAGAAACAAATGAACTCGGTCGTACCAAAAGAAGTACATCAAAGGCTGGTCTTACAGGTAAAGGCTCTCTTGGTGCTCTTATCTGTACCACACCTGACGGAGTCGAATTTCGAATCGGTTCAGGATTTGATGCCCAAGATCGCTCTGACATATGGAACAGCCAGTATGCATTTATCGGGAAAACTGTCAAGTACAAACACTTCCCAATCGGAGTGAAGGACAAGCCACGTCACCCGATTTTCCTTGGGTTTCGTAACATGGAGATTGATGGATGAACATCGCCATTGGTATCATCGTAGGTGTCATCTGGTTCCTGATGACTGCCTACATACTATTTGAAGAGGATGACGAATGAAAGTTATATTCACATGCACATTGGAGATACCAATCACCAACATCGAGGTAGTACCTGCTCTCGAAAAGATTATCATGCGCGATGCAGTCAAGGGATTGCAGCTGAGTAACAAAGAAGTATTTACCATCGTTGAAACAACCATATTGGAAGATGAATGACACGATACGCAGTGACATTGAAGGTTTACCTTGACAGTGCTGTCGATGAGAACCTTGAGGACGAATTTGCTGCACGGGAGTTTGTCATGAGCCATATCGGTGATGGTCTTGATCAGCTGACCTGCATAGGTATTGAAAGTAACCTTTACGTGGATTCATATGAATAAGCAAGACCTAGTACCAGTAATCGTACAAGAGGAATGTGCTGAGGTCATCCAGGCTATCAGCAAGGTGTTCCGATTCGGCCTGTACCAAACGCACCCTGTAACAGGGCTCACCAACAAGGCTGCACTCGAAGAGGAGCTAGGTCAACTGGAACGTATGATCGATGAGCTCAAGCATATCTGGTATTTGAATGAACACAACATTGAGGCAGCATACATGGGCAAGATGGATGCATTCAACAAATACGCGGAGCACTTTCCACATGAGTAAGACCAGAGAAGATTGGGACAAATTCTTTCTGACATTCGCAGAGCAATGCGCTCAACAATCCTATGATCACAAGACCAAGGTTGGATGCGTTATCACCAGGGATGATAACATCCTTTCATACTCGTACAATGGTACGCCTCCGGGATGGAACAACGATCTACGTGATTCTGGAGGTAAGACATATCAGTATGTCATCCATGCGGAAGCTTTTGCACTCGCTAAGCTTGCAAGAAGTGGTGTGGCGGCTAGAGGAGCTACGCTCTACTGTACTCTGTCTCCATGCATTGAATGCGTTAAGCTCATTATTACAACTGGAATATCCAGAGTCGTCTATCGAGATTCATACAAATGTCAAGACGGCATTGGACTACTGAAGCAAGCGGAGATTGAAACCACTCAATATGATGGCGCTATCACTCGGTATCATTGTCATGGCCCTGATCGAGAGAAATATGCTGATGAACATTGGCTGAAGGAACACACATGCTTACGACGCTTTCCCTGATAAGTGCTCTGATTGTCATGCTATGGCAACGATTCGAGTTGTACATTCTGAATAAAGAGATGGATGAACTCGATGATGCTGCATTCAACATGGCAGAAGAACTGCTACGCTTAGGCTCACCGATGGTGCACATCGTTGAGGAAGAATAACCTCAAAGTAACTGTACATGCTGCTGTTGAATGTGAGAAAGAAATCAAAAGATTCTTCCACAAGATTCTTGAGGACTACTGCTTACGCTTCGGTGTGACAGTCCTTGAGGGCCGACACCATGTACAAGTGAGTCTGATTGAGTGTGATACTGACGCGTTCCACGGTACAACCATCCGGGTTGACGACGAAGAAAGGATCTTGGTTCAAGTCCGTGATCCGTTCCTCAATGATTGGGAACCTAACATATTCACACTCCAATACTTTGTGAGTATCATTGCTCATGAATTCGTCCATGTATGCCAATACCTGACTGGACGCGAAGGGTTCGCAATACCCGGTGCAACATACAAGATGGAAGACTATGCTGAGAGCTACTTCTTTGATCCATACGAGGTCGAGGCAAGGGTTCTTCAGGATGTCTACATGTCTATGTATGGACAAGAACTACTACTATGAAACCAACTAAACTACGATACTGTCTCGACATTGAGACTAACGGATTGCTCGACACTGTGTCCACTATCTGGTGCATGGTGCTTGTGAATGCCGACACGGGTGAGGTCAAACCTTACTCTGACTACGATGACGAGCTACCATCAATCAAAGAGGGATTGGAAGAGGCCAAGAAAGCTGACATCCTCTTTGGTCATAACTTCATTGGCTATGATCTGGTTGTGCTCAAGAAGCTGAGGAACTGGAAACCCAGCAAGCATACCAAGGTGATTGACACCTGGATCCTTTCGCAAATGAACCGCTATAAGCGTACCCACAAGCATGGCCTTGAGGGTTGGGGCCAGCACCTGAAGTTTCCTAAAGGCGACTTCGATGACTGGACTAAGTACTCCAAAGAGATGCTCACTTACTGTATCCGAGATGTCGAGCTAAATGTTCGCGTCTACAAGGAGCTGGTGCGTGAGTCGCTGGGTGTCATCAAGCGTAACCCGCTGTACACCAAGGGTATCGAAGTCGAGATGGAGTTCGCTGCTATCGAGGCTGACATCCAACGTAAAGGTTGGTTGTTCGATATGCCTGCTGCTGAGAAGCTGTTGGAGCATCTGGTTCAGGAGATGAACAAGATTGAGATAGCTCTTGAGCCTAAGATTGGTATGCGCTGTATCAAGGAGGACAAAGCTGATGAATGGAAAGGACCAATGTGGCGTAAGGATGGCTACTACACTGTAGCCACCGTCAAGCACTTCGGTTATACACAAGAGTCAGGTCGAGAGGAACGACCGATTGAAGGCCCTTATTGCCGTATCAGCTTCCAACAAGGTAAAGTTGGGACAGATGCTGTTATCAAAGACTACCTATACTCCATTGGATGGGTACCCGATGAATGGAACGTTGAGAAAGTAGGTGATACCTTCATCAACAAGTCACCCAAGCTGACTGAGTCATCGTTGATGCTACTCGGTGAGGACGGCAAGATGGTCAGCGAGTACAACACCATCAAGTCCCGTAAGGGTATCTTGGCTGGATGGATTGAAGCTGCTCAGGCCGATGGTCGTCTACATGGCCGCATGTGGACAATCGGTACACCAACATTCCGGTGTCGTCATGAGGTGGTTGCTAACCTACCATCCGTACAGCTCGACAAAGAGGGTCATCCGATTCTTGGTCTTGAGGGTGGCTATGGGTTTGAAATGCGAGGGCTGTTACGCTGTGAAGAAGGTTATAAGATCGTTGGGGCTGACTCAGCTGGTAACCAGATGCGTGGTCTTTGTCACTATATCGGTGATGCTGACTTTACAAACGAAGTAATCAACGGGGATGTACACCAGAAGAACGCTGACATTCTGTCTACCATCTACCCATGCCCACGTAAGACAGCTAAGCCTTGGCTATATGCATACCTGTTTGGTGCCGGAGCAGGTAAGTCTGGATTGATCCTGACAGGTAAGCGGGATGTGGCAATCGGTAAGGCATCCCAACAGAAGTTTGAATCATCAATCCCTGGACTGAAAGAACTGAAGGACAGTCTGAATGAACAGTATGCTAACGCTCTGAATGCATTCGGTAAGGACAACGGGTTCATCCGCGGTATCGACGGTCGATTGATCTTTGTTGGATCAGCACACCAGTTGCTCAACTACTTGTTGCAGACAGCAGAGGGCGTGACCTGTAAGGCAGCTATCGTATGGTTGAAATATGAACTGGAAAAGAGAGGTATCACCGACTATTACTTTGCACTGCACTATCACGATGAAATGGCTATTGTCTGTCGTGAACAAGATGCAGCGCTAATCGCTGAGCTAGCCGTAGCTGCATTCACTGAAGCACCTAAATGGTTCGGTATTGAATGTATGAATGGCGCTGCTCATATTGGAGATCATTATGCGGAGGTACACTAAATGAACGATAAAGAATTAATGGATGATGACGAAATCTTCGACGTAGTCACTATCGATGCTGACTCTCTGATCTACAAGATCGCTTACGTGTACCCCTCAATGGCACTCGGAAAGAAAGCACTCGATGCTGACATCCAGAAGATCATTGCGAATGTGGAGGCTGCTAACGTAATTATCTACATCAAAGGCCCTGACAACTTCCGGTTCCTCTGTGATCCCGAGTACAAGGGAAATCGTAATAGTGAGATCGATAAAGAAGTCAAGAACCGTATTGATCAACTCTACGAGTACGCTCAAGAGTGGGCATTCACTGCTGACGGTGGTGAGGCCGACGACTACTGTACTATCCTGATGTACGAAGCGATGAAGCAGGGTCAATCCTGTATTGTCTCCCACATCGACAAAGACCTTGACTGTATTCCCGGATGGCATCACAATTTCCGAACAGGTGAAATCACTTACATCGAGCCTGAAGATGCATACAAGTTCTTGATCCAACAGCTCATCACAGGTGACGGTACGGATAACATCAAAGGGTGTTATAATATCGGCCCTAAACGAGCACAAGCAAGGATGCGAGATGTTCCAGTGGAACGGCTGCTACAGCTGGTACTGGACACTTGGCAAGAGATTATGGGTGACAACTGGCAAGAGCTATTTGTCAAATGTGCAAACTGTATTTACCTACGAACTGACCCTAAAGATATGAGACCACTAACATTTGAAGAACTAAAGGATCGACTGACATGGACAACGGAGCAACAATCGGAGACAACACTGGACACTGGATCCTCCTTGAAGATCGACCACGTGAAGCCTTTGGGTTCATCTACGCCGTCTTTGGCCCAACCGGAAGACAATACATCGGAAGAAAGCAACTAATCAGTGTCTCACGAAAGAAAATACCCGGATCTATCCGACGAAGGGTTACTCAAACAGAAAGTGATTGGAGATCATACAAGTCCTCCTGTCGAGAACTCCTTGATGATATTGAGTTGTACGGACTTGGAGCATTTACTTTTGTTATATACAAATGGTGCTACGGCCCTGGAGATCTTACGTATAGCGAAGTCCAAGAGCAATGGGTAAGTGAGGTCCTTTCAAGAGATGAAACACCTGATGGCGATCGTCTCTGGTACAACAGAAATATCGGTGCAGTCAAATTCCTCCGACCCTTAGTGGGAAACACTTAGGAAGTAATCATGAAACAAAAACCAACTGAACCACTACAAGAGTACATCCGTATGAAGGATGAGAACCAAGAGCAATATGATCGTAAGAAGGTGAGTCAGAAGCAAGCCAAGCAACGCCGTCAATTCATCCGTGAACTAAAGGAAGATCGTGAGTATTCCTAAATTTATTGAAGTGCTAGATCACACAGGTAATGAGGGTGTCTTAATCAACACAGACCAAATCCTATACATCACTGATAACAACCCAACCACTGTAATTAGAATGATCAGCGGTGATATCATCATTTCCCGGACCGACTATATCACCTTATTTGAGGAACTACAGTAATGGCACAATGGAAGCATATCGGATGTCCCAAATGCGGGTCATCTGATGCGCTGTCCTATAAGGATGGCGATGAATGGGGTAAGTGCTTCTCATGCGGGAAGTCCTCACCTCTAACTGAAGAACAACCTGAAAAGAAACAATCAATGAAAGCTAAGGACACTACACCGAAGATCGATGTCGAAGAGATCGGAGAGTACGACACACGAGGTTTCAAAGAACGTGGCATCACTAAGGATGTCGCAGCACACTATGGAGTAAAAGTATCCTATGACACCGATGGCACTATTGCTAGTCATTTCTATCCGTACACGGTTAACAATGCTGTGGTCGCCTACAAAGAACGTAAGCTACCTAAGACATTCACTATCCACGGCAACTTCAAAGACACTCAGCTGTTTGGGCAGAATGTTTCCACAGGTGGTAAACGGATTGTCATTACTGAAGGAGAATTGGATTGCCTTGCAGTGGCACAAGCACAGTATGAAAAGTATTCACGATTCTACCCTGTGGTCGCCCTACCTTCGGCCAGTCAAACGAATGTTCTCCTCGCGCAAAGGGAGTGGCTCCGGCAATTCGACGAAGTAGTCTTGATGCTCGACCAAGATGATGCAGGTAAGAAGGCTACTGAAGCCGCTGCCAAGATCATCGGGTATGACAAGGTCAAGGTAGCTGAGTTGCCTGAGAAGGATCCTTGTGATGTGCTGATCAAACAAGGTTCAGCTGCACTGATGAGCTGCATCTTCAATGCCCGTACATTCTCACCTGTGGGTGTAGTGAAGGGTGAAGCTGTGTGGGATCACTTCAAGCGTCGACAGACGACAGTATCGCTGGCCTACCCTGCTTGCCTTGGTGGTGTCAACGACAAGCTCCACGGTATGCGTATGGGGGAGATTGTTCTGTTCACCTCTGGTACTGGCTCCGGAAAGAGTACAGTTATCAAAGAGATTGTGCTGGAAATCCTAGACAAAGCGACCGACATGGTTGGCATGGTGTCCTTGGAAGAGTCAATCGGAGACACAGCACAGAAGTTCATTGCCATGCAGATGAACACCACGGACATGAGCGAAGCCAAAGAAGAGGATATGCGAGAAGCATTCCGCACTGTCTTCGGTGATGAGCGACTCATCTTGCTGGATCACCAAGGTTCTGTAGGTGACGATTCATTGACAGACAAGATTGAGCACTTGGCTCTGATGGGTTGTAAGTACATCATCCTGGACCACATCACTATTGCTGTGTCTGAAGGCGCTAATGGTAAGACCGGTAACGAGGCTATCGATGCTGTCATGTCGGCGCTCCTGAAGATTGTCAAGAAGCATAACATCTGGCTTGGTGTTATCAGTCACTTGCGTAAGGGTGACAAACCATTCGAGGAAGGTAACCTGCCAACTATTGATGATATCAAAGGCTCAGGCTCCATCAAACAAATCTCATTCGACATCGTTGCGTTTGCTCGTAACATGGTAGCTGAGGTGGCATCTGCACGTAACACAATCAAGCTTCGTATTCTGAAGTCCCGCTTCACTGGCCTGACTGGTGACTGCGGTGCAACGCAGTATGATCCTGAAACAGGACGGCTTAAGGCGGTCACAATGCAGGATTTTGAGTAACTAATGAATCCACATACATATCTTACCGAACGAGTATCTAAGGTTGTTCTGAATAGCGATAAGGTATTCAATGAGGGAGCACGCCTTCTCGCTCATTACTCTAATTGGGAAACTGAATTAGACTCATACATCACAACAGCATGGGATACACTCATGCGGTACTGCTTGCGTAACAAACAAGCCAAGTACACTGCATCTGTCAAGCTGACATTTGCATCTAACCTAATCGGCCAACAGGTAGCGAAGGCTATTATGGTCGATGACACTGATATCAAATCAACACTGTCACTCGGTGACCTGTTCCTTGAAGCTTTCCTCCAAGATGGCCTCATCGATATCTTCCGTGAGTATGGTGGTAATAAGGCACCGTACCTCGTCCAGATTGTCAACATGACGGACGATGTAAAGCCAACGCTGATTGGCACTGTGTTTGAACCTCCAGCTGCTATCACCGGATTGGCATCACCAGTCACTAATCTTCCCTTCATTAAAGGATGGAGAGACAACAGTGAATTCAAGAAGTACTTGGAGATGCCATTCATCAGGGCACTTGAGGCTCTGCGTATGCAACCTTGGAAGCTGAACAACGCGGTGTTGACAGCTATGCTCCAGAACCCGCCAGAGGAAACACTGGATGTGGTCGACAAGTACGGTGAAATCTACAAGTACAACATCCACCATGAGAACCTGAAGCTACCTAAGAAGCTGTTCCATGTAGAAGGCTCTGAGTTCCTCGGTAAGAAGGATCCTAAGCTACAGAAGCTGGTGAGCAAGTACTTTGAGTACCAGCAGATCGTCAAGAAAGCAGAGATGATTGGTAGTCGTACATTCTATCAGGAGGTCAGCTGTGACTACCGCGGTCGAGTGTACTATGCAGAATCATTTCTTGAGTTCCAAGGATCTGACCTTGCTCGATCGCTATTCCTGTTTGAACAGAGGAAGGCGGTCACAGAGCAGGGCTTCTACTGGTTCTGTGTTCATGCAGCATCCTGCTACAACCAGTCGTATACCGTGGATGAACTCAAGAGGCTCAGATGGCTTGACACCGACTATATCTCCTACCTGAAGGAAGAAGGATTGGACACTATCAGTGTGGATAAGATGACACTGAAAGATCGTGCCATGTGGACAGAGAAGAACATTCGGCTGATCCTCGACACTGCCAAGACAAAGAACGTAGATGCCAACGCTGAGAAAGCCTACTCGTTCCTTGCTGTGTGTATCGAGATTGCTGCCTATAAGAAAGCAATGGTTCTCGGTGAACAGTACACCAGTGGTCTTCCAATCCCAATCGATGGTAGTAACAACGGTGACCGCTTGCCGTTATAAAACCCTGTGAATTCGGTGGAACCCCTTAATGGGCAATACCGAGCTAAGTTAAATCGAGCGTAACGACTATTCCGAAAGGAAGTACACCCAAGTGGGTGGAAGCGCAGGGCACCTTAATAGGTGAAGATATAGTCTGATCTATACAGCAATGTATAGCAGTTGCCAACCAGTTGCCATCCTAGCCGGTACCTAATAGAGGTAACTATAAGGAGCTATGATGGACAATTTTTATGTATACCAACATCTCGACGATGAGGGTAATATTGTTTACATTGGTAAAGGTCGATATGCAAGAGCATGGAGACACGAACGGCGTAATAGTGAACACAGTAAGTGGATGGGTGAACAACTTCCTTTCCTTAAGGTCTGCATTGTCTGGTCAGATCTAGACGAGACGAAAGCCTTGGAGTTGGAAAGGAAGATGATAGAACAGTTACAACCTAAATTCAATACTGAATACACTAAAGATGGGTTATCACAGAGAAAAGCATTTGGCCATTGGTTGCACAGTAACCATTCCCGATTCACTGAACCAGAACTACAGAAAGAACTGGGACAGCGAGCCGCTAAGTCTGAGAACCATCCAAACAATAAGAAGCTTACATGCATCCATTGCGGAGTAATAATGAATGTAGGGCACATAAAGAGATATCATAACGATAACTGTAAGCAACGGGTTAGTATTAACGACACTAACCGAACATAAGTGTGGCAACACCTAGCAGCAATGAGTAAAGATCAGCATGCTGCTGAACTAGTATCCTTAACATCATCACCAATCCAGAAGGACTTCTATGTAGCCGTAGCCAAAGAGCTGATTCATATCATGCCTGACTGGTTCGCTGAGAAGCAAATTCCGATGAAGCATATCCGTAAAGGGATTGCCAAGCGTGGATCTATGACACGGGCATACTCAGCTGGCAAGCAACGTATTGCCAAGAACATGTATGATGACTGCCACGTAGAAGGTTACACTGTAAAGTACGGTATCGATGAAGACACCTGCGATACACTGGCAACTAACCTTATCAATGCTATTAACACTGTATGTGCTGGTCCATTGAAGACAACTAAGTTCCTGCAGAAGATTGCAGAGCATGAGTTGAACCATGATAGGGCAACACTCGAATGGTCCACCCCAAGTGGATTCCCTGTGGTGTACAAAGCCTATCTACAACATGAACGTAAACAACGCGGTACCATCAAAGGTATCGTAGGAAATAAAGATGGAAGGGTAATGCATGTTATCAAGGTTGACATCCTCAATCAAGAGACGGGTGAAAAGGTACCTTGCCGCAGAAGCTTTGCTAGTGGCATTAGTCCTAACGTCGTGCACAGTTACGATGCTGCTCATATGGCAAACACTATTGTTGCTTTCGATGGCCCTTTTGCAGCTGTTCATGACAGTTTCAGTGGACATGCAGATGACATTGGCTTCCTTCAGGAAGTAACCAAGATGACATTCATGGCTCAGTACGATGTACCAAACTTCTTTGAGATCCTCAAGGCAGCTCTGATGCTCAATGCTGATTCATTCGAGTACCCTAATCCAGCATTAGGTACACTAGATATTAACCAAGTTAAGGACTCAGAATACTTCTTCTGCTAGCCGGTACCTAATAGGACACCACAAGAATAACTATAACTACCCTCTTCGGAGGGTTATTTTACCCAAAGGATTTAATAGATGACCCCGTATCAAGAATTTATTGCTAAGAGCCGTTACAGCCGTTACCTGGAGAGTGAGAACCGTCGTGAGAATTGGGATGAGACTGCTGCTCGTTGGGTAGGGTTCTTCAAGAATCACTTTGCTGATCGTATCCACAATGACGATACTATCTGGCCTATCCTGCAGAATTCTATCAATGACCTGAAGGCGCTCCCTTCTATGCGCTCCATCATGACAGCCGGTGAAGCCCTCAGCCGTACCAATGTAGCTGCATACAACTGTTCCTACCTACCTATCGACCATATGCGTTCCTTCGATGAAGCTATGTACATCCTGCTGTGTGGCACTGGTGTTGGCTTCTCCTGTGAGGCTCGGTATGTTTCTCAACTCCCAACTATCCCCCAACTGCGTGTACCCTACGGTCTGGTGATTGATGTAGAAGACTCTAAGGAAGGTTGGTGTACTGCATTCCAGGAGCTGATCACTCACCTGTTCAATGGGGATATCCCTTCTTGGGACACATCCAAAGTGCGTCCAGCTGGTGCACCATTGAAGACGTTCGGTGGTCGTGCATCGGGGCCAGAACCCTTGGAGTCTTTGTTCAAGTATACAGTAAAGAAGTTCACTAAAGCACAGAAGCGTAAGTTGAAACCTATCGAGGTACATGACATCATGTGCAAGATTGGTGAGGTAGTTGTGGTGGGTGGTGTACGCCGTTCCGCAATGATCTCCCTAGGTGATCTGGGCGATAGAGACCATGCTTCGGCTAAGTCTGGTGAGTGGTGGAAGGGTGCAGGAGAACGAGCACTGGCTAATAACAGCGCAGTGTACAACTCCAAACCATCTATTGGTGAGTTCATGAAGGAATGGTTGGAGATTTACAACAGCCACTCCGGTGAACGTGGTATCTTCAATCGTGAAGCATCCCAGAAGCAAGCCGCTAAATGGGGTCGTCGTAGCTTTGATGCTGACTATGGAACTAACCCATGTGCAGAGATCATCCTGAAGCCCTACCAGTTCTGCAACTTGTCTACGGTTGTTGTTGAGCCACATGACTCTATTGAATCACTCCGACACAAGGTTCGTATCGCTGCCATCTTCGGTACACTCCAATCTGACCTGACGTACTTCCCGTACCTACGTCCTATCTGGACTGAGAACACTAAGGCTGAACGTCTGCTCGGTGTGTCTATGACAGGTATCTTGGACAACAGCATTCTCCGTGGTGAATTCACGTCGCTACAACAGGTACTGGAGAACCTGCGTGAAGTAGCTCGCGATACCAATGAAGAGTGGGCCAATTACCTTGGTATTCCTGCATCTACTGCCATTACAGCTATCAAACCAGAAGGCACAGTATCTCAACTGACACAGACATCTAGTGGTATCCATGCGGGTCATGCACCGTACTACATTCGTCGTGTACGCCAGGATGTGAAGGATCCACTGACTCAGTTCTTGATTGAAGCTGGTGTACCCCATGCCCCATGTGTTATGAAGCCCGACAATACAGTCGTGTTCTCTTTCCCACAACGGTCTATGGGTTTCACCCGTAAGGATATCACTGCACTGGAACACTTGAATCTGTGGTTAGAGTACCAACGCCACTATTGTGAACACAAACCCTCTGTAACAATCTCCGTCAAGCCGCATGAGTGGATGGAAGTGGGTGCATGGGTGTACGAACACTTCGATGAATGCACTGGTATCAGCTTCCTGCCTGACGACGGTGGTACATACCAACAAGCGCCCTACGAGGATTGCACTGCAGAAGAGTACCAGAAGATGGTATCCGACATGCCCGTTATCGATTGGACTAAGTTCGTCGAGTATAAGGACAACGTTGAGGGTGCTCAAACACTTGCCTGCGTTAGTGGTGCATGCGTGATCTAACTTGGCCTGATCTAACATTACCACCTATTAACCTTTGGAACGCACCTAAGATGAACAAATTGATTAAGCTATCCACCAAGATGTGTGGACCCTGTAAACAGATGGAGAAGGTCATGGCTGACTTTAACCCATACGAGCATGATATCCAGTATGAAGCATACGATGCACATGAATTTCCTCTTGTGACTGAGAAGCTGGGTGCTCGCGCAGTACCCTTCTTTGCTCTGCTGGATGGAGATGGTGAAGTCATCAAGAGCAAATCCGGAATGATGACAATGGATGAACTGCTAATTTTTATTGAATAAGGACTGGACACATGGACATTACTCGTCAACTGGCAACTATTCGCGCTGTATCTTCGATTCAACCAATCGAAGGTGCTGATATGATTGAACTGGCATTCGTAGATGGATGGCAGACTGTAGTTAAGAAAGGTGAATTCCAAGCGGGTGACCGTGTGGTGTACTTCGAGATTGACTCTTGGATTCCCACTGCATTGGCACCCTTCCTGTCTAAAAGTAAGGAACCGCGGGTGTATAAGGGTATTGCAGGTGAACGACTGCGTACAGTCAAGCTGCGTAAACAGCTGAGCCAAGGTCTGATCATGCACCCACCGGCTGAACAGTTGGGTCGTGGCATCGGTTATGACTGCACTGAAGAGCTTGGTATCCTCAAGTGGGAACAAGAGATGAGTGCTCAACTGGCAGGCTCAGCTAAGGGCAGCTTCCCAAGCGACATCCCAAAGACAGATCAGAACCGTATTCAAAACGTGTATGGCTCTGTGTCCCATTACTCGGCTGACACCTACGAGGTCACCGAGAAGCTGCATGGTAGCTCCATGACAGTGTACATCAAGGGTGGTGAGTTCGGTGTATGCTCCCGTAATCTTGATCTGAAGGAAGGGGAAGGTAATGCCTTCTGGATTGCTGCTAACAATGAAGGACTCCGTGAGAAGCTGGGTGAACTAGAGGGGTACAACATTGCTATCCAAGGTGAACTCATCGGTCCAGGAATCTGTGGTAACAACTACGGTCGTGAATCATTCGAGTTCTATGTGTTCGACATCTATGACATCGATATGAAGTCGTACATGACAGCTGATGCTCGTGGATCCTTGTGTGAGACACTCGGATTGAATCAAGTACCCGTGATCAGCACAACTGCTCGCCTGCCTGACACCTTGGAGGACATCCTAGCAATGGCAGAGAAGGAATCCCTGCTTGCTAAGACAACTCGTGAAGGTCTGGTGTGGAAGAACCAACGTGACCCGAACCTGTCATTCAAAGTGATCAGCAACAAGTGGCTGCTCGAAGAAAAATAAGTAGCCGGAACCTAATAGGAATATTTCAGCCCAAAGGACACTCTTATTTACCATTCCATGGTGAAGGTATACATCATACCCAAATAAGTTGTTCTACGGGTCATTTTATTAGTAAGGAACTATATGAAATTTAGTACTGCATTAGATCACCTCTTGGCGGGTGGTAAGGCTACACGACGTGGGTGGAATGGGAGCGGTATGTTTCTGTTCCTAGTGCCTGGATCCACATTCAAAGTTAGCCGACCACCTCTTCTAGGTATCTATGGGGAGGGCCATGTCATCCATTACCGTCCACATATTGATATGAAGACTGTGGATGATAGTATTGTCACTTGGGTGGCGTCTCAATCGGATCTACTGTCTGATGATTGGGAGCTTGTATGAGTAAAGGCTCTGGAAGGCGTCCAACGGACGAACAGAAGTACAAAGATAACTACGATCAGATCTTTGGCAAGAAGAAAGAGGAAAAGAAATGACAAGTAACGTACCCGCACTACGCATCTGGTATGCTGACAACTTTGTGGTTTACTACAAGGCACATGCATTCCATTTCAATGTGCAAGGACCAACATTCGCACAAGACCATTCCCTGCTGGAAGAAGTGTATGACTTCCTGCAGGATCAGCATGATGTCATCGGTGAGCAAATCCGACAAGAGAACAAGGCAGTAGTGCCAAGTCTGGCTGACATCTTGGAGATCAGCTGTATCACTGAGTCTACCAAGACAAACGTAGGTAGCAAACAGATGTTCAACGAATTGATCGAGGACATTGATACTTTGATGACACGAGCACAGGCAGTGTACAACCAAGCTGAAGGTTCTGACTGTGGTGGTGTATCTACTATGGCCGGTGACTACCTGAAAGCACTGAGTAAGATCCAGTGGAAACTGAAAGCAACAAACGGAGACAGCATTAAATGAAGAGCTACAACATCCAAGCCCTGAGGGGTGATGAGAACTATACCGATGACCACTTCCAACAGGACATGGCTGACGTTGGATATGACATCCCTGATGCATACAAATACACACCTCGTGTGTCTACCCACGTGATGGATCAAGTCTATCAACGTAGCCTACAAGACCTTCAGGGTGTTGTCAACCCTGCAACCAGTCAGAACTATACAGCTGACGAAGCCCGAGCAGAGGCAACTCGACTGCGTGATCAAGCGCATCAGCAGTTCAAAGAGCTGTTGTAAAAAATACCTACCTACATGAGTAAATCATGCGGGTAGGTTTTTTATTTGCTTAGGTGAAGAACGCTGCACGTCCCTTCTCGAACATGCCTTGCAGCTGACGCATAACGTCACGCTTAGCAATCAGCCCTTCATTACACCACTTAGCAAGCAGATCGATGACTTTCGAGTCAGCACTATACCGACGATACAGCTTAGCTCGCGCCATTGCTTGTACAGCCTGAAGTGCCTGTTGTTTGGTCATAAACATACTGGCCGGACGATCAGCACCGGGTGGTACATAACCGCTGTTGGGTGAATGCAGGTAGTCATACAACTGTTTCATGTTATATGGCAGTTGGGATGGCTCAGAGTCTTTCAGGTAGCGGTACTCACGGTCCAAGTTGTATTGGATACCATAGTACTTACCATCAGGGCCGACATCCACGGTGTCACCATCTTCATCCTTGAGCTTCTTCTGGAACTCATGGAACTTCTTCTCAAAGTCCTTTTTAATGGACGTCTGGATATCCCACGCGAGTACTTTCGGAAGAACGATATTGTTAGCAACATGACGGAACTGTAGGAAGCTGTTCGAGTCAAGCACAAAGTTATCGAACACTGGCAATGCAAAGAGCATGTCAGCGGGTTTCTTACCCTCACCATTGATGTACCGGAGAGTCTCCATCACAAGGACGGACTCACGATACTGACCCAAGATAGGCCCAATCTGGTTACGAGCACGAGTACCGGGTCCGGGGGCTTCACGTTCAGCTCGTTCCTCTTTTGACCGCTTGTCCTCAGCAGCTGCATGCAGATCGAACACCTTGCGGGTATGTGGAATCTTCTCACCAGCTACCTCTGTGTAGTCGCCTGTCTCTTCATACTTGAACCCACCCAAGCTCAACGGCTCTCCATAGAATCCTTCTGGGGCCAAAGCCTCGCCCATCATCTGTGTGATTTCAACGAGGTTCTTTGGAAGGGTTTGTTGCCAGATACTTGTAGCCTTAGTCAAGGACTTGGTATAGATGCGGTTGATTGCATCAGCCAGATCACTCAGACTGTTATTGAACAGAGGCAACATCTCATCACGGAAGTCAAAGTGGTCTTCCAGGAACAACAGTGCGTTGTCCTTATGGAAGTTAGCTGGCTTACCGTAGTCAGTCGTCATCAGAACTTTCTTACCGAAGTCTTTCGAGAACGAAGCTGCTTTACTGTTCTTAGCAGGGTCACTGTACTCGGACAGCTTAGCTTTCACTTTAGCTGCCAATTCCTTTTGATCCTGTGTGAAGGCATCATCGACACCTTGATCCAGTGCAATCTGCAGGAAGTAGTCCCGCGGTGAACCGAATGGCTGTGTGTTACCAGTGCTACCAACCTGTGCGGCATCCCATTGTTGCTGCATCATCAGACCAACTCGTTTCAACACATCAATATTACCGATGTCCATACCAAGGAAGGCACGACCAGCGGAGTTCATATCAATAGCAGTTGTTACTTTGGGAGTGAAGGCAGTCTTGTTTTTCTTTGCCTCAAGGTAGTGGTATGCATCGATATAAGCCTGCAGCTTGTAGCCCCAAGTTTCTTTATCGCTGCCACTCAGCAGGGTCTGGATTGCAGACATCTGGCCTTGGTTCAACACCTTTGGATCGAATGCAGTTGGGTTGAGCAGTGCATTGATTGTCATCGCAGGATCCTTTGGAGCGATCGACAACAGCTGCCCACCAATAGCAGCAGCTTGGCTCAGTGTCTGGTAGTCCACAAGGGAAGCCAGATGGTCCAATGTAGCTGCATCCGTCTTGATACCATACTTCTTGCCCAAGTCGAAGGCGTGAGCCCAAGTAATCAGAAAGGACAGCTCCTGCTCTTCGGCAGAGAGATTGAAATCCTTCTTAGCTGTCTTCTGATTAATGCGACTGAGCATCGTAGCTGCCTGCATCTTGGTTACACCTTCATGCATCCGGGTGGTGTGCACAGGGATTGGGGGCTTAGGGATAGCGCGAGCTACAGCACGGAACTGTTTGGTAGACTGAGCATTCGTATCGACCGTATCGTTGTACATCCGCTGGCTACCGTAGTCAGTCCAATACGCAGAATACCGAGGCATCTTATCGCGTACATGACCGGCCATATATTCCAGTTGCTTTGCCCACCCACTCATTTTCTGTTTGATAACAGTAGGCTCGTCGTCATGGTGAATACCAACCAAACGCTTAGCATCAGGCTGACCCTTGTTAGCTGCAGCACCGATAACACTCGCGAAGAATGCCTTGACTGGGTCAGTGATGACACCAATAGAGCCAGTAATAGCTTTGGCTTCAGTAGCTGCTTCCACAGCAGTGTAGTTGACTTTCTTACGGTCACCAGCACGGATCAGACGACGGCCAAACCGATAGAAGCCTTCCTTGCTCATTGGGATGAGAGACGACTTACCTTTGTTGGCATCGTTCACAACCTCAGAGATACCTGTAGCTGCAGAGTAGAACTGCTGACCTCGGATAGGATTCAAACGAACATACTTGTTACCATCCGGATCAGTATCGATCGAGATAACACCAGCATCTTCATATGCCTTGGTGATGATAGCTCCGGCTACACGAGGTTGAATAGTCGTAGGTGGCAGCGAGCGTGGGTCAATGGGTTTACCATTCGCATCTACTCGACGGTCCTTGACTGCCTTCAACGTACCAGCACCAATAAGGTCTTGCCATTGATCCAGACGGATACCACCATTGACAGCCTTGATGTCCCAAGCCTCTGCACCACCAAGTTCACCCTGGATGAATGCAGCAAAGGAGTTAGCTTCAGGCGTGTCAACCTTCATGTTCTCTTCAGTCTTAGATGCACCAACCAAGATTGGCAGTCCGAGAGCCATCGATACCAGTGAGGCATTACTGACCTTCTTGGCATCAGCATTCATACCAACCTTCAGCTGTGTCATACCAGACATCGCCACGGGTGTGGCAGAGTTGGCAACAAAGCTATTGGTAGCGGTTTTAGTCATTGCATCAGATGCAAACAAAGCGACATCATGGATGACGCCTACGTTAGACGCTTTGCCTGCCTCCGGGTACGCCGCTTTAAACTGTTGTAGGTCCTGCCAGTCTGTGTTGGACGCATTAGCTGCCTCTGCTTCACGCCGTTGTTGCTCAGCACGGATGCGATCCATCTCTTCCATCGTGCGAGGACGACCTGCTTCTGACAAGAAGGGTTGTACCTCCTCATCAGGAAACAGTTTGAAGTCTTGAGACTGTTCACCAGCACCTTGATCCAGATTACCGAAGCCACCTGCATTTACCGATTGGGTAGACTGCGTGTTCTCTGGGATGTCAGCTGTAGCGTTAGCTTGTGCTGCACTGTAGTCAGGAGCCGGGAGAGAACTCTCTGGCAGTGGAACTCCTTTCTGTGCGAGGTCCGACTGAAGCTTCATCGAGGCAGTATCCAATGGTGGAACCACCGATTCTTGACCTCGAAGGTTCAATCCATTAAATTTACTCATGTGTTAATCTCCTAATACTTTCTGTAGTTCGGCAGCAAACTGAGGTGACGTACCGAAGAACGGTAGCAACCTTGCTGATTTCTTGATCTGACTATTGTCAGGTGCTGAGATAGCATCATCCAGCTTCTTGATGTAAGTCAATGCAGGTGATTGATCTGTGATAGACGCGATGGCTTGACCCATAACACTACGTCTCTGATTGTCTTCCAGGATCGGAGACAGTGAGTCCCAAATCCGTTGACCTGTACCGAGGATACCAACTTGACCGATATACCGTTGAAATTCTTTATCCTTCTTAAGCCACTCAGGTGGTGACTCGCCATACTTGATCATGTCCTTCACATAGCCTGCCAGATACGCCAAGGCGAACATCATAGCAATAGCAGCAGCTGCATTTACCTGTTCAGCGGAGCCTCGTTTGTTGAGGTCTTTAAGCAGCAGTGGAAGTACATTGGCAGTGAAAGCAGATACGTAACCTTGGAACTGAGTGAACAGCTGGAGGTACGGATCAGAGTAGAATTTGGGACGGTTCATCTTGGTTGGATGGATAACAGCTTCAGCAACAAAGGAGTGAGCACCGCGGGTCATCTCATCGGAGAACCGTTGTTGCATCTCGGGTGTCATCTGACCATTCACATTGACACAGAAGTCTACGTCCACACCAATACGTTGAAGGTTCTCACGAGCTGACTTAGCCTTCTCGCTCTGCTCGGGTTCACCAAGCTCACGACGGACTACAGACAACCAGTTATTCATAGCATCAGATGCGATAGACAGCTTGGCATATCGGGTGATATTAGTCACTGACGTCAGACCTGTCATCTTGAAGAAACCTTCAGTCCATTTGTTGAAGTAGTTCACCATCACATCGTTGCGACGACCTACACCACCCTCATGCAGCATACCTGCTTTGTAGAGAGCATTCTCATAGTCAGTTGGATGTCCTTCTTTGCCCATGAACTCCATGATCTTCCCAAGCTCGTGACCAGCCCCCTTCAACAAGCTCTTAGTGGCTTTCAAGGACTGTGCTGTATTCAAGTGGCGGTATACCTGAGCGAACTCTACGGTAGACGAGATAGCTGCCAGTGGGAGTGACGATACTGTGGACAGGAAGTTGACCAATCCGAGAGCACCTTTGACATACGGGTTTTCAATCCGGTGATACTTGCCTGCTCGCATATCCAGCCAGTCTTTCAGTTGGAGGGCAATCATAGATGCCTTCTCTTCTGTGATCTCTTTTTCAGAGACAGCTGCTTGTAGGATAGCTGCAAGGTTCTTCCCATCCTGACCGATCAGGAACTTGTGTACATACACTGCACCACCTTTAGCGGCCAGTGAATTGGCATTCGACAGTACATCTGTATTCATATACTTGATGAACTTAGCTTTGGTGTCAGGCATGTTCAACCGTTTACGGGGATCAGCCTTCAGGTTAGTCAGCGGGTTACTCATGTTGACGAATGGATCAAACAGGTCATCCATCGAGTTCACGTGTGGGTTGTCCAGGATAGACAGGTAAGCTTCATTCGCTTGCTCCGGCGTAAGTCCGACCTCAGACTGTAGCATCTGAACGAACGTTCCGCGGTCTCTCGATACACGATCTTTGTTGAGGCTGTGGTTGTTCAAGAACTCTTCCATCGACATACTTGACTTAGTTACTCGGTTGTACTCCTTGATAGTGTCTTTGATCTTTGATACCAGATGAACCAGAGCTGGTCCGTGTTTCTTGTTGGGCTCCGACAATAGATCGTCGATGTTAGTGTCACCCGTAGTTTCCATCCGGGTTGAGATACTCGACAGCAGAGACTTAGATGCATCGGTACCGAGGAACGATACCAACTCAGCTTCCTTCTTCATTCCAAAGCGACTCAGCAGGTCATGCAATGGGGCGAACTTGCTACCGATAGTAGCTGTAATATCCCGTTGAGACTCTTCAACTGAGCCACCGTTAAGGGCACGAGAGGATCCAAGCAAGGTGCTCAGTGCTCCAGTGTAAACACCAGCTGCATCGACACCCTTCATGATACTTGTAGACCATTTCTGGAACAAGCTACCAACACCGCTATTCTTTGCCCAATCAGAAGCCTTATCACCGAAGCCCATAGCGGCTTTACGATTGATCTCACCCATTGCCAGCTTATCCAGTGAAGCTTGCTCGTACTGCGTAGATGCATCAGCACCAACCTCTTCTGCATTAGGTACCGACTTCAGTGGTGAAGCCAGCAGTAGAGTACGTAGCTCTTCGACTGTACCTACTTTAGGGCCATCAGGCGCTTTAGTCACGATGTTAGAAGCCAATCGGCCTCCACCACCGAATGCACCACCGAGGGCTAGACCACCGACACCAGCATTGAGCATACGGTTGTGCAGTTGGATCATACCTTCAGGTGTATCAGGGCTGAATGTACCTGTCTCACCAACGAACTGAGCATACTCTTGAGCCATCTCAGTTGGAGCTTCAGATGCCATACCCTCAAGTGTTGCAACCCCTACTTTACGAGCATGTTGAGCTGCCAGTAGTTCCTGAGCCATAGTGACATCTTTAACTGCCTTCTTGGTAGACTCAATGATTGCCTGCTCAGCTGCCTCTTTGGTATAACCCTTCTTAACTAGTTGAGCAACAACAGCTTCTCGTCCTTCCCTACGGAAGATATTACCGATGACACCACCAACACCAAGACTCTCAAGAGCAGCTTGTGCGATACCAGATGCCAGAGCGAGGCTCGGGTTCTTTTCCTTCTGATTGTTATACGTGGTACCAGTGTAGATGACAGCTGGCAGGGACAGTGAAGCGCCCATCGTCAATGGTGCAGCCATAACAGCACCGATAGAGGCAATCATCTGTGGAGCAGAAGCAGCGGCTGTGCCTACAAGGTAGTCAGTGGCTTCCATGAAGGAATCGAGCTTCCACTTACCATCAGAACCGAATGCCTCACCACTACGTAGGTAGGGTAAGTCTTCTAGGTGCGACTGATAAGCATTGATGTTACGATCAGCAAGGTCCTGCAGAGATTTTGAATCGGCAATATCACCGATCATCTTGAGGGTACTCCATGCACCCTGTTTCATTTGTGTTAATCCGGACTCAAAGCCGGTAGAAAGGTTACTACGGGCATAACCCTTGTAGTCTTCACCTTCCATGATAGCACCGGGGCCCGTAAAGTATTGACTCTTACCATTCTCATCGAGTGATGCGCCATACTGTTTGGCAGTGGTAGTGAATCCTTTGGCAACCAGTGGGATGTCACCTGTCTCACCAAGGAGCAGGTCATACATCACTTGCCCTTGTGTGGGCATATCGCTGTTAGCCTTAGCTACAGCACGTTCCAAGTTACCCCAATCACGGGTTTCAACTTGTGCTTGCGTTGGCATCAGCGTATCCACCAAGCCATTCCGCAGCATGTAGTCAGAGAGGCGGTATCCTTCAGCGTTAGCCAAGTCGCCGATCTCTCGACCGTACTTATCCTTAGCACCAGTCAAGACAGGGACATTGAAGCCCTTGTCCTGAATGATCTTATGTGTGAGCAACCGTTGCGTGTCAGCACCTACTTGAGCTGCTTTCACTCCTGCAACAGAGTCGCCAATCTTTTGGGTCTCGTACGCATTGATACCTTGGATACGCACATGCTTACCATCAGGCATTGCATACGTATCGGCATCGATTAGGTACCCTCCATCAGGCAGGGTGTAATCAGGTTCTTCCAACCCATTGATTGATGACATTTATTACTCCTTCTTTTTAGCTTTCGATTTGACAAATTGAGAGAAAGCTGATTCATCATCAGTGTCTTCCCACTTATCTTTCCTACTCACGAACTCACGATAAAGTGTTTCATACTTCTTCACACGGTTGTTCTCACGTTCAGCCGGTGTCTTACCTTCTACCATACCGCGAATGTGATTGTTCAAGTCACTAATACGGGTTGCCGACATCTCTTTGCCTCTAGCAGTGAACGCCTTCGGATCGAACTTCTCAGGTACAGTAGCACGAATACGCTCAGCATCAAGATACTGCACGAAGTCATCTACACGACTCTTTCCAGTCTTCACATCACGACCCAGCTTTGCAGCTGCGTTATTGACGATAGGCCAGAAGTTCTGCACAGTACCCTCATCATCCAAGTCCAAACCATTCTTAGCCATATAGCCGGGAATCTGGTCTGCATACGTACGAACAGAACGGGTGTTACCATACAGTTTATTCACAGTGCCTTTGTTGTCGGTGTGCTGTCCCAACTCAAGCTCAAGAGCATCCTTGATCCGCTTCTCAGCATCATCTTGGACAGCCTTGATGCGCACTTCAGGTGTCTTCTCTTTGCCTTCCTTCGGTGTCTTACTCATATTCATCATACGAGTAGCAGCCTCAAGGCTAGCCAGCTTCTCTTGTGGAGTGGTACCTTGCTGAGACAACGCAATAGCTTTCGCTTTAGTTGTTGCATCTACGGTAGGAGCATCCAGTGAAGAAGTGAAGTGATCACGAAGAGTTTGATAACGAGCATTCAGAGTCTTAGCCGCTTCAGCCTTAGCTTTCACATCCTCAACACGCATTTGGTTGTTCACTGTTGCTTGAGTAGACAGACGAGAATCAGAGTGTGCAAGCACATCCTTAGCAGCGAACCGGAGTGAACCATTTGTACTGCCACCTGTCAGCATACCACCAGCTGCAACCATAGCGAACCGCAAGAGTTCCTGACGATTGAAAATACTGTTCTCACCCTTCTCACTGTACACGTCAGCGATGACCTTTTCGAGGAACGATTTGTCACCTGTTTCTTTAGCGGTATTTACAGCATCAGCAATTACACCCTGATTAGCCTTACCGATATCTGAAAGCATCTGTTGGCCCTGTGCCTCAGTCATTTGCTGGATAGGAGAAGGTTGTTGAGCGACATCCACGTTGGTTACTGTGTTATCCAATGGAGGAACAACATCCAAAGGTTTCATACCTTGTGGGTTGCTCTGCACAGCTTCCTTAATCGATCCTGGCAGCGGTACATCATTAGTGAAACCAGACTGGTTGCCCATCTGATCTGTCTCACCACCGAAGTAGCTGTTCTTAGGAGGCTCACCCGTATTAGTACCTGTGTAAGTGTTCTTGATCCAATCACCAATAGTACGGAATGGTGCCTTCACAGCACGCATTGTCTCGGACTCAGTAGGGACACCTGTGCTGCCCAATTTAGCTTTCTCAGCCATCAGGACATTGTAGGGTTCAGTACCGGGTTTATGACGAGCAATCTCACGATCCAACGAGGCGATGTCAGCAAGACGACGTTGCTCATTGGCAGCAGGGTCAGCATTCATGTAGTTAGTAAAGGCTTGATCTTCAGGCGTCACAGTAGTAGCACTTGCAACTGCTTGCTTCTCGGTACGCAGTGGTACAGCCGGGGCTGGCATTGGCATTGATCCGCGGTTTAGCTCATCAGCATAAATCTTGTACTCATCGCTATTGGGGTTCATACCCTTCATCTTCAGTTCCAGAGTCTGGCGATAGCCGTCATCCTGCTGTGCATTCGTGTAGTACGGGATAGGTACACCCGAGCTACCATCGATCTTACCAGCTTGAGCGCGAGTAGGCGCTGGCACTTCCCATGTACCCTCAGCATAACCGAGAGCTTTCTTCTCTGCATCGTCAATCTGTTTCTGACGACCGGACAGCGCCTTCTGAGCCTCACCCGCTTGACCACCCAACTTTGGAACTTCAGTAGTACCCTCAGCATAGCCTTTGAGTTTACGACGAGCACCTACCTTAGGTAGAATAGCAAGCATATTATCATTTTGGACCATTCCTGCCATACGCGGGACTCCCTTAGTACCTTGGGCATACCCTACTGATTTGCGCTCCAAGTCGTCGATCGTTTGTTTACGGCCGCTTATTGCTTCTTGCGCTACACCAGCTTGGCCACCTAGCTTTGGAGGAGGCGGTGGGGCATCGCTCTTGCTACCTGTGAAATACTGCTTGACACGATCCATCACGGAAGGGGTGCCATCAGCATAGCCATTACGGTCACGACCTTCCTGCACCATAGATGCAATCAGAGGTTGATACTGTGGATCCTGTGCAACTGGTGCAGGGATAACAGCTTCACCCGGTGTGAGCATAGCTGGTACTGTATCGGAAGGTCCAGCTTCAGGGTTAGTGAGGGATGCCTCATTAGGTACCGACTGCAAGGGGGAGCCACCCGACTGTTCGGGCATTGTTGGTGCCTTCTTAGACAGAGGACCACCGAGTTCTTTCATCTTGAACTTGTGGGTGTCATTCTTCTGATCAAGAGCTTGGTTAGCTTTAGCCTTAGCTTCAGCAACCTTGATAGCATGGAGTTCATCCTTACGGGCTTCTTCCAGGTCTTGTTTCTGTTGTTCACGAGAGAGCTTGGCATTCATAGCCACCTCTTCTCGATATTGTTTAGCAGACAATGGTGCAAACATATTACTTACCTCCTTTACCCGCGGCGTCTCCAAGATAGCCACCGAGCTGACTACCAATAACACCACCAATAACAGGGAGTACGGCATTACCCGCGGCAGCACCTGCTGTAGAACCAATTGCTTTACCATAGTTACCCGTCATAGCGCCTTGCATACCAGCTGCCAAAGGACCAGCGAGGGCTGATGCACCTCCAGTGGCAGCACCAGTTGCAGCACCAGTTGCAGCACCTTGAGCCACCTGAGCGGCAGCCGCCTTCTTAGCAGCTTCAGCAGCAAGAGACTTCTCGATGCTATTAGCAGCTTCGCCAGCTACAGCAACACCCATCTTCTGTTCCAGTGAAGGGCCAAGGGGTGCAGACTGTTGTGCTACTTGTGGAGACTGCTCTTGCGACGATTGAATCTGAGCAGCAAGAGGTCCAGTTGGTTGTTGGCCTTTGGCCCAATCCCAAGGATCATATGACATTACTTACCTCCTGCTTGTGCAGATGTTTGTGATTGACGTGCCGGAGCACCGTAGATAGCA